AAAGATTATCCTGAGAAATATATGCCTTTGGATTTTGAAGCAATCAAGAATTCTAAAGACAGATTTGTTATAGTAACCAGTATGTATTACCGGTGAATCTGAGTGTTTTGAAGAACGGACAAATAAAGAACGCCTATTGGATATATGTCAGGCATCCTGTTCACTCACCATTTTATGTCCTGAAAAATATATAGACGGTATCCCTATGTTGGATGGAGGTGTATGCGATTCTATACCAGTATGTCGTGCTAGGGAAGATGGCTTTTTAAACAATGTGGTAATTCTTACAAAGCCCAAAGAATACAGGAAGCCAAACAAGAAATTCTATTTGCCGAAGTTCCTTCTACATAAGTACCCCAAACTGAGACACCAGCTGGTGATGCGTTATATCGGCTATAATGAAATATTGGATTATATCGATGAACTGGAAAACAAAGGATATGTTTATGTTATTCGTCATAAAGGCGACATGAGAGTGACAAGAACTACAACAAACTATCATTTGCTAAAAGAACTTTATGACGAGTGTAGAATGGAGGGAGAGAAATTAATACGTGATATGGAACTTATTTCTCAAATTTCCTTTGCAGCAATTTTCAGGTATTTGCAGGAATTTTCATGAGGTGTCCAACATGTCAACGGGCGCATATTTATCACTTTTGCAGTTTTTGCATGAGATGCCATATATGTCATTTTCCCATTGCCATTTGGTCGCAAAATTTAGGGACAGGAACGATATTTGAGCCAAATTTACCCTTAAAAACTGGTTGTAACAAGTTTCAAATGGAAAGTGTTAAAATGAAAAAAGCCACCAAAACGGTGGCTTTCAGACAGTTAGCGATATATTGTAATATTGTTGATAATCAGCTACTTACCGATGCAAAATGTTATTAATTTAGTATAATGTATTGATTTGCAAATAGATAAACGTTTGTTGCGCAGATAAAAGCAACAGAATAGCAACAAAAATGTTTAGAAACTCTTTTTTGTGGCTTATTCAGCAACAAAGATATACATATTTGGGATATTTAGAAACTTTGTTTCAAATGTTATCTGTAGTTACTTCTCCTACTATATATCAAAGACGCAAGAGGAGCGAAAGATAAAATAAGGCAGGGATTCCACGGTTTGCGGAAACCCTGCCTTATTATCTGAAAGTTATTTTCATCGAATTTTTTGTATGTGCCGCCCAAATGTTTTATTGGTGTAAATTATCATTGCCGGAATCATCGGGGCACAGAAAACGCCATTCGGTGTTAGCTGACTTCTTGATGTTATTCCCATGTGCATGTATCTTTATTTGATAAATTCAGAAGCAACCCACAAGTCTATTTCTTTATCCCAATCAACTTTTACTCGAATTTTGTATTTGCCAAATTTAGCCTCAATCAATTTACACTCATTTGTTGGATTTAGTATAAAAACCTTTTCTGATAATATCATTTCTTCCAACCTGCTTTCGTCTTTTCTATTGCAAACCTTGTTCAATTCTGCAAAATCATCTTCACTGACAGCGGAAAGACATTCTTGAACCACATAAACCTTATCTCCTACATTGGGTAGTTTCTTGCCATTTCCACAAGAAAGGAACAGCCACATAGATATGATTAATAAAATAACAATCCTCATAATAAATATTTTTTTGCCGCCTCAATCAGAGTATCGGCATAGTTATAAATGTCATTGATTGAATTTAACTTGTACATCTTTTCACTTTTGTTTTCGTCAATGACCGCAAGCCTTTTTCTTGTAGGAGGGTCAAAATAAAAGCGACAGACAGTCTTTCGCACATTATTGTCTATGGAAACACCGAAATAAGAACGTGTGTCTTTATAAGTTATCCGTTCAGCCGGGAAAATGTTTCTTAGAAGTGATTTCACGATATAGAATGCTTCCAGTTCTTCTTCTGTGGTAACAATCCCGTTATCGGGCTGTTCTTCTTCTGTCGGTTGTTGAACTGCTGGCGTGCCCTCTGTGGGCTGTTCTTCATCCTTTATGGCGGCTTTCAGCCTGTCTGATATTATATCGCTAACATAGTTGTTGATTGTGCGCTTTACAAGGGTTGTGAACTGTTCAAGTACTTTTGGGGTAAATACACCATCGTACACTTGCTTCCCGAAGAAACGCACAAAATCAGGGGACGGATTCGTGAACTCTTTCCCGATGACGGTTCGCAGTTCCCCCATGTATTTAAGTTCGCTTGCTGAACTCAGAATCATATCAACATCAAAATACGATTTATGGAATTTCTTCAATTCTTCGATTTGCGTGTCTTTCAGGTCAAGCATATTGATTTCCAAGAACGGCTTTTCATCCATAATGTTTGGTTCTGAAAGGTCAGTGTAAAACCTGTATGTTATGCCGTTGGTCAATACGCCGAATTTTGCCTTTGAGACATTGAAGTAACGTAACAGTTGATTGTCATGCAGGTTCAGGTCTTGTTCCCAATGCTTGCACTCAATAAGTATAATCGGCTCGCCGTCTTTCATTATGGCGTAGTCAATTTTTTCGCCTTTCTTTGTGCCGATGTCACAACACATTTCGGGCAACACCTCCAAAGGGTTGAAAACGTCATACCCCAATGCGTTTATAAAAGGCATAATCAAAGCCGTCTTTGTCGCTTCTTCTGTTGGAAGATTGGCTTTGAGGGTTTCGATACGTTCTGAAATTTGTTTGATTGAATCTTTGAAATCCATATATCTGTTATTTAACGGTTCTCTTTATAGTGATTGCCGTTGTTCACAGACACACACAAAAACGTGGGCATTCTTGTTAGGTTAGAGGCATCGCCAAACGCCCAAAGTCTCAACAAGGAAATGCCCACGTACATATACGCAGGCATCTACCATTGCTTTTGAGACTTTTCGAAATTTTGGCGATTTTCTAACCCTCAAAACAATAGCAAACGCTATATTTTCAAATATGTCGGTTCAAAGATACATATAATCGCCAAAATTCCGATGTAATTTCCGATTTTATTTCTTTATCAGATAATCAGATAAGCCATTTTACAAAGGATATAATCTTTTTCCTGTAAACTATCATAAGAATGAAGATACACCCCCAAAAACCGAGAATTTGTGTCTTTTGCCACCAAGTAAGGTCACGAGGGACTTTCTCTATTTTGGTCTCTGTTACTGTCTTTGTCTTATAAATAATGCTGTCTTTGCGTTCAACTGGCTTTTCAAACTCTACGGGCTTTTTCTGCGGCTTTGTCTTCAAGTTATGAAATAGAGAGCCGTCAGGGTTTATCCGAGCGTCAGACGTTGCGTAATCGTTTTCAAGGTGTGATGTGCTGTCGGCTGTTTCACGTTCTGACGCTTGTGCTGGTATCTCAACGAAGACAGTATCAGGAACGTATTCAATTCGGGTTACGACCCTAACGTCCACGCTGTCCCGTTGATGAACATTTTCTGAAAGGCGGCGGCTTGAAGCACAGCCGCCTATAATGAATGTTAATAGCAGAAGTAGGGAAAGATGTTTCATTTTTCAGATTGTCTTTAAGTAGTTGATAATACCTTTGACATGAAGACTGACAATCGTTTCTTTTCCCGCTTCTGACAGAAGAAACGCCACGTCTTCTTTATTGTCTTGAAATAGGTTCTCAGTCAGAACAGCAGGGCAATTTGTATCCCTGCATATTGCGAGGTTCTGCTCCCAATAAGGGACTTGATGTGCATATTTTCTGACTTTCAAGCCCTCGTTCTCTGCAACTTTAATCAGAGAACGGGCGAAAGCCTTACTTTGTGTTGAAGCGTTCAAGGAGACGTGAGCCGACCAACCTCTTGCGTTCATCCATTGAGAACCGTTTCCCGCTGCGTTGCAATGAACAGAAACAAGAATGACGTTCTTTGTCCCTAATCTGTTACAAATGGCATTCACACGTTGACACCGTTCCCGGAGGCTGATGTCGTTTTCTTCCGTGACGATACGTTCAGCGTCAAAGCCTTGTTTTCTCAACTCTGATACAATTCTTCCGGCGATTTCTCTTGCGTATTTGTACTCTCTCAAAGAGCCGTCAGGGGAACGCTTACCTGCCGTATCAACCCCATGACCGTTGTCGATTAAAATCTTCATAACTTAAATTTTAAATGTTATCTGTATTCAGGCAATATGTATTGAATATTTACAGCCGCTTCATGTATGATTTTACGGGCTTCATCTTCTGAAACATTTATAGGGTGCGTAAACTCACATAATATGCTCCCGACCCAATCGTAACGGTTATCATTGAGGCGTTTTATTATCACCGCTTGACAGCCGTAACTTGACAGAATGGATTTAGCATACTTGTCACTTATTTCATTATCTATGTCAGTCACGTACATGAACAAGTTTTTTACGAGTTCACTACTGAATTTTGCGACCTCTGATATATGCAAGTTCTGAACGTGTGGTTTCATAGGCTCAATTCCCTTTCTTTTGACCTCATAATAAATAGATAACAAACTTTCATTCCCGAGTGGGTGTGGTTGCATTATATACACCCTGTCCGCATCAAGTTCGTGAAGAACGCCCCAAAGTTCCCCGTAAACGATAGATGAATTGTCGGCACGGCGAATGCTTTTGATTTCTTCATCCTTTTTAAACTTCTCAATCTTCAAGTCAGTAAATTTGTTCTTCGCATATTGGTTATATGCGAACCAAGCTGCAATGATTGTCCCTATTGCACTGATGATAGCGGGTAAATATTCCATAAGCCTTTGATTTTTATTGCAAAGATATACAAAGTGATTACATTATAATCACTTTTAAAGATATTTCATTATAACCTCCTTTAATTCTGTCTGTTGATAATTCTTGCTGTATAGGTTAATGGATAACCGCCTTTACTACCGCTTTTGCTTGAATCATATATAAGCAATACCGTAAGGCTGTCACCCGCTCCCATTGCCACGCTATCCCAGTGGTCATTATCCCAATGCACAAGATTTGGGTAATCAGAAGTATTCCACGGATAGGTTCCATCGCTACTCTGTTTGCCGTTTCTCCCGTATATGTTAAAGTCCTTTGAATCAAGGTCTGCAATAACGGTAAATTCCACACAGAACTTTGTGCTTGTTCCTATACCAAGAGCACTTCTCACCTCTGAAAGTTTAGGCAACGTGATTCCAGAACCGCCAACGCTGCTATAAATGACCCAACGATTATTGTCTTTAAGATTTGAATAACCATTGTAAATTGTGTTTGCTGCAGAAAGCGTAAACTTACTGTACTTGTATCCGTCTATCCATCCGTTCAGAGTTCCGTTTCCTTCCCCTAAGAACGCATGATTATATGCTCCGTTTTTAGCAGAAAGAAACATTGCTATATTCCGACCCAATCCCCACCAATCGGACGTGTCTTCATTCTCAAACCTTGCAACGGCTCTTAACCCTGATGACGTGGGTAATACATTCCCACCGATACCCGCAAAACATTTATGCGCATCATTACGGAATATGACATACGCATCATTATTAAACGGCGTGTTAGTAAGCCCGTTCCCGCTGACACTGAACCCAGCTATTTTTGAATTCCCGGTCACAGTCAAGTTTTCTGCAATAAGTTCGGTCACTTTAACCAATTTGGCAAGCAAAGCCGCCGTAACTATAAGTTCTGCGTTAATCAATGTTGTGTTGATTTTGCCTCCTACAATAATGGTTTCATTCGCGGCGGCTTTCTCTGCCAAATCAGCGAAATTCGCGTAACCCAAATCTTGTGCAATGGCGTTCTTTGCGCTCTCAACGGCGGCGTTGGCGGTGTTGAGAACTGAATCGGAATATCCTTTCAGCGTATCTTGAATAGCTTTATTGGCAGCTTCTACGGCTGTGTTGAAATCCGCATACGCACTGTTAAATGTTGAATATTTGCTGTCAACATTGTTTTTTTCAGTTGTGGTGGTCTTGCCGTCCGCAATGGCTGAATTGATTGCGTTTATCAGGTTATCAATACTTCCCATGAGCGTGACCTTGGCATTCAGAAGCCCGGTCTTCGCCGTTCCTGAGAGATAGGCGTTTGTGTACAGCTTGTTATATGCTGCTTCCACAGCGGCTTTCGTGTTGTTGACCGTGTTGATGTATTTTTCAATCGCCTTTGCCTCCGCTTCTGAAATGATACCGTCTGAGAACGCACCGTCCACATATTCATTCAGGTCTCCGATAGCGGTATTGGCGTTCTTTGCGCTCTCAACGGCGGCGTTGGCGGTGTTCTGCGCCTGATTTATCAAACCGTTCACTGCTCCCCATTCATCAAGTTCATATAAGCCCGATGAGCCGGAAGTGAATTTTATTTTCCCGGATATGATACCTTTCAATAAATCAAAATAGGTGTTTCCGTCTGTGGAAACAATTTTGTCAGTAGTTATGCGCCCCGGTAAGATTTCAGTAAAACCGTATAGAGTGACAAAACTTCGCTCTTCATTATATTCTGAGTTCAGAACACCGACAAGAAGATGATAGAAGCCTGAAACGCCCTCTAATTTGATAGCATTTTCAGACAGGATAAAAACGCCATTTTGTTCCGTCTTTGAGACTTTGGCATACAGGTAATATTTCTTTTTACCGTCATCAAGCACTGCGCTTGTGTAAGCGGTTATGTCCCAAAATTTGTATTCCGAGACCTTGTGCGATGAACTGACCGTATTTATTCCAAGGGTCATGTGCTGGATGATACCCGCCGCCGCTGTCAGTTGTTTCGTCTCGTTATCATAGACGATTCTGTGCGTAACCGGGACGGGATTTGTCTTTGAGTTCACAAAACGGAATTGAAGACTTTCATCGCCCACAAGCATTGACATCGTTTGAACGGCTATCGGGTTGATTGAGTTCGTGAAATTATCGAGCAAGGCTTCTTCCAACATGCTGATTGTTTCCTTTGCATCCCTGAACCGTCTTTTAGTGAATTGAATAGCGTCATGGTGGAGGTCATCAACGATGACTTCCTCACTTATCAGGTCTTTCAGTGTTGATGACACGCTGCCGCTTACCGTTGTGTTTGAAAGTTCAATCACAGGGCTGTGCGGTTTGTTGATGTAATCTTTAATACCTGTTATCCGCACGAGGACACCGTCTTTCTGAAATTGTTCGTCAGAGAAACGAATATACCCACCGAGTTTGATGCGTCCACCGATGTTTACCCAGTCTTTTTTCGACCATATCCCGTCAAGTTCTCCCGTGAATGTGAATTCGAGGTCTTCATTATCAAACAGGTGTTTTATAGCTGCCCGGAACATATCCCATGATGCGCCTGTTTTCGTGGCGTTATCGCAAATGTAAGCCGTTGGGAGCATACATTTGAATACAGCATATTTATCGCCCGCTTTGGGGGCAAATGTGGTGTTTGGCATGGTTTGCCCGTCTATATCTGCGGGAACAATCTCAAAGCGGCGTGCAGCTTTACCTTTGACCGAATCATGGTAATATTTGACCTCAAATTCACGCCCGGCGAGCATACCCGACTGAAAAATAACGGTCATAGTTTCTCCCTCTATCAAATAGTCTTCATAATTCAGGGAAGACGGGATTGACGTGTCAACAAAGTCATAAAAGTTGTTTTCTTCATCAACAACTACAACCGTACTGACCGTACCGACACGTTTTGGGTAAATCTCGGAACAGTCAAGACTGTCTTCGGCAAGCGATGACAGTTCTTTATCGTAACGGCGTATTGAAAACCCCGCTTCATCAACGATATATCGGCGGGCGTTGCTGGCAGTAAAACCGTCTTCATCTTCAAAGTGCTCGCCGTCATAAGCGAGTGTTTGGTTCTTTGGAAGAAGAAGTTCAGATGAACCATACTTTGACGGGTCTATATTATCCGTACCGCCTTGAACAAACAAAATTTCTGTTGGTGGATTGTCACCCGTGTTTGAACGTCCGACACCCGGTTTGAACCCGTTGCCACGTCCATAAGACAGCGGGAGAGGGTTACTTTTGTTGTATTCAATCTTACGTAACGACACACATTTCCCCACAAATTCATATTCAGTCTTGAACGTTGAAGCCATGCGGGTAAGAGCGTCAATACAGAAATTATGGTCATAGGCAATTAAGGTTTCAACACCGTCAATACATTCGCCAACCGTCCAGCCTTTGTCACGGCGGTTCATGTTATCAACAAACATTTGAAGATGTTCATGCGGCTTTGCTGTCAACGTGAATTTCAATCGCCCGTCAACCGGGTTTCTGAATTTCCAAAATTTTGCGTTTGCTTCTGGCGGTTCAAAAAGCACCGTGTATTCAAACAGTCTTTTATGTTTCATCTTGAAATTCTCCGGGCGTTTGAGCGTGAACGTTTCGCCCTGAAACTCACAGTATGAACCTACCGGAATTTCAACGTGTTCAGGGAGCGAATAATACAACGTCAAACTATGGTCGCCCATAATAGCCTTGTTTCGGTAGCTGTTATCGTCCACCTCAATTTCAAGAATCTTATTCCCTGTATTGTTGTAAATAATCATATTTCTAAGCATTAAGTTATTTTTCCCGAATTTCCCCGTGGTTGAATTTTCTTTTTTAAATGATATGATTATATTGTAATCACTTTTAAAGCGTTCTACGGGGCTAAAAAAGCCTTTCAAGGAATAAATATTCTTCCCGTCACATAATCCAAGCATGAACCGTGACGGGAAGCGGTTTCTACAAGTTACAAAATGCCGAGTTCAAGGCAATCTTCGTCCACTTGTGTTTTCAGTGTGGCACGGGCTGTTAGATAATCCTTATAAGCGGCAATTCTCGCTTTGGCTTCATCGGTTGTTTTAGCCCCTCCATACATGCCAAGATTAGCTGCATTGTACTCATTGACAAGTTTCTGTTCCTGATTGTTGTCCCATTTCTCCGTTATAACGGCTTCTGTTATCTTGTTTGAGGATAGTGGCGACCAAACGGTCACTTCTTCACATTGCCATTGTTCCTGCACTGAACTTTCATCCGTATCAGCGAGTTCGGTTGTCTCAGCGGTGGCGGGTTTTTCAACTTTCTGAATGTTGAAGCGGTAAACGTAACTTCCGTTTCCGACAGCCTCCAATTTGGTCGGCTGATTGTCATAAAATGCTATCATAATAACACGGTTTAATGATTGTTTTTAATAAATGTTTGCTATCACTATGTTTTGCCCAACCGAGCCACGATGCGACAGCCTGTTTGTAAGCCTTTGCGTCAAGCGGAGGCTTGCGGCGGTTAAGCCGTGAAACGGTATGGCAGAAATTTTTCTTTATGCTCTTTCTAATAAGTTTCTGATTGCGATAAAACTTATAACCGACATAATCAAGCCCTCGCCCGTGCCTGTCATAGCGGTTCACGGCGATAGGAAAGATTTGCCAGTTGTCCTTGACTTTCAATTCAAGTTCCTGTTCGAGATAGGGCTTGACAAACTCGTGAAAGAACCTGCGCAGCGTTTCCTTGCTTTCGCTGTAAAAGGCGAAGTCGTCGGCGTTTTCCTCGCAGTCTATTTTCCACACTTCATTTACCTTGTGCATGAAGTAACAGAGAAACAGGTTAGCGAGGTACTGCGACAGGTAGTTTCCGATAGGCACACCGTCTGCGCTGTCGATGATTTCATCAAGCAGCCACAGCAGGTCTTTGTCCTTTATCTTGCGTCTGACGATGCGTTTCAGCACGTGGTGCTTTATGGACGGATAGTATTTCTTTATGTCGATTTTAAGGCAGTACATGGGCTTTCCCCTGTATTTGCGTATCATCTTATCGACGTGCCGGGCACAGCCCTCTATACCCCGTCCCTTGACGCAGGAGTAGGTGTTATACGTGAATGTCTTTACCCATATCGGCTCCAATACGTTCATAATGGCGTGGTGGACTATGCGGTCGGGATAGTACGGAAGACGATAAATGACACGCTCTTTCGGTTCGTATATGGTAAATACTTCGTAAGGCGATGTCCTGAATGTCTTTGTCAGCAAAGCCTCGTGGAGAGCCTGTATGTTGGCTTCCCTGTTACGGTCGTGAACCCTGACACCGTATGAGCGAGTTTTCCCACGGCGAGCCTTTTCATCAGCAAGCCGCAGGTTCTCGACTGATATTATCTGTTCGTATAAATTCCCTATACGTTTCATCGCTTTGCTTTTCTTATTCGGAGCGTTCGGTAGCCCATACAACAGGCATTCCTACCAGCACCTTTCGGGTTACTTGAAATCTTCTGCCAAGAGGCAAGGTCGTCGCTCCCTTATATCTTTGTCTTTCTGACATTCTAAAGCATAGGTGAGAGCCGATGTTCGTATTCGTATTCGAGGGGGTGTTATTCGAGTTCGCATAGGCGAAGCCTGCATTCGCACCGTTATTCGCGTTACCGCTGAACAGGACACCACGGGAGCGACCAACCTTTATCGTCATAACTATCTCTGTTTATAATCCAACTTCATTATCCGACACGTATCAGACACGGACGCTTACCGGGCTATGCGCTTTGCGGTAAAAAGCAAAGGCGAGAGCCGACGGACGTATACGAATTCGAGGGGGCGTAAGACGAGTACGCAAAGGCGAAGCCTGCAGACGCACCGTTATTCGCGGAACCGCCGAACAGGACACCACGGAGGGTTTCTGTTGTGGGAATGTTCGTGTAGCGGTAGTCGCAGAAAAACTGTGTAGAACCGCCTCCAACAACCGACGGCATAATCTCGCCGTATTCCCCGAAGATAACCTCTTGGACATATCCCTCTGTACGTGCTTCGTTCCCAACGTGAGAATAACCCTCGTAGTTGGTGTCATTGAACTTCGACGGGTCGGAGCATACAAACACTTTTGACAGGTTGTCGCCTCCGTTATCTGTTGTCGGGCTGATACGCACGTTGATACCGTCCGTCCACTGCCACAGATGCCCGAACGGATTTTCTATACCCCTGTATCGAGGAACGTCGAAAGTCTTTGTTATAGTGCTGTCGTCGTTGGCGGCGGTGTATGAAACCGTACCCGTGCTGTTTCCGAGTGTGTCGGTGTGTCCGCACGGTACGAACGGATAATACCCGTTGAAGTTAGACCATGTTCCGTCCCAAGTCGTCACGCCTGCGCCAAGACCGCCTTGACGATAGCCCTCTGCGGTGAGTTCTGCGTTGAATGCCGCCTGTGTGTTGAGCGTAGCATATTCGACGGCGAACAGCCAATAAAGCGTTTTTTGAGCGTCATAGGTCATGCAGTTCCATTCAGCCGTTGCCGAATTGTTGCGCTTACGGGCATAGTTGCGGAAGTTTGTGCGGCTGATTTGTGTTGCCGGACGACCGAGGAATGTCCTGTACGTTCCGTCGTATTCATCGTTGTTGTTGCCGCCCCTGTACTGCTCTGCCATATTCACGATAGAGCAGAGCTTCAGGTTTGTCCTGTCAAGGACAGCCTCGTATGCCGAAATGTACATCTGCGGCACTTGATGATAGCCCGGCAGGGGCTGCTCGCTGATACGCACACGGCGTATCGTGCCGTCGGTCTCGAACTTGCGGTAATGCAGCGGTATCTCCACCATGACCTGCCCACGTGAGCCGTCCCGGACTTGCCCCGTCCAATCACGGGGGTCGAGGTATTCCACCACTTGCCCGTTGTCGTCAAGCAGACAGCCTTTCATGCGGCTTTGGATAGGTACGGACTTGTGGAGGTCTGTGTTTCCGATACGGGTGCAGGTTGGGGTCGATACGGTCGTGTCGAACTGTATGCCGTAGCTGCACTGTTCCTCGACGTAGGGGATAAGCGAGGCGAGTGCCGCCTTTTTGCTTTCCCCATCCTCGTCCAAAACCTCGCAAAGCAGGTTGAACGGGTTTGTTCCTGATACGTTCGGCAAATCGCTCAGCCGTTTGCCGTTCTCGAAAGCCTCGATGATTTCTTTCAATTTGCTTTCTTGTTCACTTGTAAATGCCATAGCTTTTAATTGTTTAAGAATTTGAAAACTGATTTACCACCTTTCTTGATGAGCATAGCCGATGTAGCCGTGCCCATTCGCAGGTTTTTCTTCTTCTTGCGCAGGGCAGAGGAAGTCCACGCCCGTATGCGCCTCGACAGGGAGAGGAACAGTGATACAATCATACCGTACCCTCCACGTAACATCCGCTTCCCCAATAGATGTCGTTCGTCGCAAGGACTTCCGTATCGGGGGCGAGTTCCACAATAGCCATCGGCGACCAGTCGTTGAACACGATGGGTGCTTCCGATAGCTGCTCGTCCTGAGTGCACCGCACGGACAGGACCGTGTCAAGCGTCGATGTGCTGAATTTCGGTCTGACATAAACCGAGAACGGTACGTCGCCCGGTAGCTTGAATCCGTTTGACAGGTCGTTGATTTTCCCGTGAGAGACGATGCGACCGCCGTTCATAAACTCACTGATGTAACCTTTCTGTGCCATATCGTTATTGTTTTAGTGGTTTGTACTTCTATCCAAATCTCAACGCCCCGGATTGGGTTAGCCGTAGGCTGCTGCTGTTCACTTTCCTTAATGCCGGAGCGACAACCTCAATAAGCAGGGTCTTGGCAAGAGCCGTGTTACAAGTCGGAATGACATGCACCGTGCTTTTCCCTGTCCCGACAATGGTTATGCGCCCGTCCGTACCTACCGTTATCGCCTTGTTATCGCTGATGAAAATCACGTTTTTCATCGCACTCGCTGGCGATAATGCAGCTTTGATGTAGTTGGGCTTCACATTCCCGACGGTCAACCGGGTAACACTTTCAACTGTCATTCCCGTAGGTACAAGCCTACCGAGCGTCAAAAGGACATTATCGGTGGCGTTTACCGCTTCCTCCGTTGCCTCCTGTGCCGCCTCTGTCGCTTCCTGTGCCGCTGCGGTTGCTTCGTTGGCTGCGGTCGTGGCTTCCTGCGCATCTTCTGTCGCTGTATCGCAATCCTCTTTTGCCTTGTTTGCCGCATCTGTGGCGGCGTTGGCTTTCTTCGTCGCTTCGTCGGCATCTTCCTTTGCCTTGATAGCGTTGGTGGTTGCTGTTTTGGCTGCTGCTGTCGCTGTGTCGGCGTTCTTTTTAGCCGTGTTTGCCGCCGCTGCCGCAGTGTTTGCTGCGTCCGTGGCTTCCTTGGCGTTCGTTACCGCCTGTGTGGTCTGTTGCTCGACAAACTCCAACGATACCTTGACGCTTCGGTTGTTTGCGTCCGTTCCTATCGTAAACAGCCCTTTCAAGGAGCTGTATAACGGGAGTTCTGAAATCTTTATCTTCTTCATATCTGCGTATCTTAAATGGGTTACACAATGCTAATCGTTGAACCTGAATTTGCCGTTTGATGTCAGGCGCAGCGTCGCCCTGTCGTTGACGAACCGCACGGACGGGTAGGTGTACCTATCCGTGCAGCATGTCGATAGCGTAAACGCCGTTTTCTGTAAAGACAATAATGTTGTCCTCCGTAGCCAGCACAACGTCATCCTCCGTTATCCTGAAATCGCTCGTGAATGTCACGGTAAGCGTGAATTTCAGCCAAGGTCTGCCCTCCGGGTCAAATTCCTGTACGGTGCAGCTCTTGTAATGGCAGGGGAAGTCCTGTTCAAGCTCGTTTACCCACAGGAGGCGTTCATCGGGGCGTATAAGGTCGTAGAGCAGGGCATCATAGTTTCGCCATAGCTCGTCGAGCGTTTCCGCCCTCATGAGGCTGTATAGCTTCACGTCCTTGCTCTTGTAAAGCACGTTCTTGCTGTCATAGATAACCCCTGTCTGCGTCTTGATGTTCCGCAGGAGGTTCGTTTTGACAGCAGCCGGTTTCTGAACCTCCGACAGCGTTCCCTGCAATATCCTCACGCCGTATGCCGTGAAAGGCTGTCCATCTATGGTATAGTCATCGTATGCCGCCACTGTGCTTGCCGGGGCTTTGTACTTGTACCCGTCCAACGGGAAGTCGTCGGCAAATTTGATTTTCGCCTTTCCGAGCAGTTTCGCATAGTCAAGGCTCGTGTGCGACACCATGCGTAGCGTGTATTTGCGCCCTATGGCAGCGCAATCGAACACGTGGTATGCTCCGTCCGACAAGAGGTTAAGAAAGTCGAAATAGCGGCTGAAAACACCCTGTGTGACGAATGTCAGGTTTATGTCACGTGTGTTAAGGACGGGAGCGGAAAGGTCGGCTTCTATGCCGTCTTCCTCGTTCCAATCGTTGCTGTCGACAGATTTCAACGGCGGCATCGCAACGAGTTCGTTCCACCCGTTGTCCGACACGTACATTCCGAACTGTTTGTACACGTCTTGCCCGTCGATGTATAATCTGCCTGACATCATAGGATTATCGCATTTTCAGAGGTGTTTTTAATCACACTGCAACCGACAGAAGCCGTCACGGAAGCGACAGCCCATTTCGATGCGTTCACGACGGCTCTTGCGCCGTGTAACAGCACAATCTCGTGCTGCTTGCATTCGTCGCAGTTTACCGTTGCACTCGTCCGACCGATAAGTATCGCCCGTGCCGGGTTCTTTAGCGTGATTACCCCGGCATCTATGTATATGCCGTACTTCTCCACGCCCTGCCCTTTGAACAGGCGGAACGTGGCGATATTCGGGAAGTGGTATCTGATGCAGAACTCCAAGCCTTGCCGTGAAGTGAAAACGGCGGCAAGTTCCTCTATGGAGCGTTCCGTACCCTTGAACATATTGCACTTGCGGTATTTCTCCGCCACGTTGTGCAAAGAGCGGCTTTCGCATTCCTGCCGGGCTTGCTCCTTGGCAATGACCCACTGTGCGTAAATCTGTCTTATTATCGCTTCCATAACTCGCTAACTTTTTATTTTAATTCCTTTCAATGCCAAATCATTCACGGTGTTGCGCATATCCCTGACATCGCTTTCAACATTCGCCATACGCACAGACAGACCGTCCGTGTTGTCCTCTATATTTAGGACGCTTTGCAGGATAAGGTTTGCCGTCGCAACGAGCAGTTTTGTGTTCTCGCTTATGGAGTAGGTGTGTCCCTGTATGGCTGTCGCCCGTCCGTTAAGTTCATCGACGCTTTCCTGCGAGGCGGTTGCTATGCCTTTCTCCGAGGCTTCGCGTGTCGCTTCCTCCGTCACGTTAAACATATTCTTAACGCTGTCCGGGAGGGCTTCCCATATCTCGGCGAAATCCTGCCCGACGGCGTTAAGGTCGTTGGCGAAACCGCTCATGGAGGCAATGACAGCGTCAAGCCCCATAAACTGACCATCCTTGAACCATTTGTTCTTATACTTGTCGAATATCTCCCCGAGCGGCTCTTCAAGGTATTTCGACACGAGCATACGCTTAATAACGTCGCCGACGATGTCCTTTACCTTGTCGCCCCAAGCCTCGGCGTAATCCTCGCCGTTCTGGAAAGCGTCAAAAAATGCGTCGCCGAGTTCGCTGGCAATGTCAGCAGCCGAACCGCCGATAATTTCCTCGACCATATCGTTTATCACGGCGACAGCCTGTTGCCCGAGTTCCTCAATCTGACGCTCCCATTCCTCTATCTTCCCGTGGTCGGTGTCTTTCTTGTCGTTCTCGGCGTTGATCTGCTGCTGAATGAGCAACTGCTGTTTGGCGATATTCTCCAATTGGTCTCTGCTGCTCTCGTACTTCTCCGCTCCGAGTGCCTTGTCTGCGGAGTAGGCGATGTCGGCGTATGCGTCGGCGATTTTCTCGGCAGACTTTGCAAGCAACTCTTGGTTGTTCGATACCGTTGAAAACAGCGTCCTCCACGCTCCGGCGACATCGTTCACGGCGAGTTTGTTCTGTATCAGCTCGGCTTTCGTTTCGGATAGCGTCTGCCGGATGCGGTCTATCGCACGCCCTGAATTTTCCTGCAACCGCACAATGTCGGCGTTGTCGAGTTCCCATTGCAGTTGGTCAATACGGTTCTGCAAGGCTTCGATTTCCTCCTGTTTCTTCTCGTCGTTGTTGAACAGGTTGACAATCTGCATCGCTATCTGCAAGGCGGCTGATATGATAGTCAGTATAACGGAGGCTTTCTCAACTGTCTGTATGGCTGTGGCGGCGGCTGTCGCCGTTCCCTGTATGCCCTGCGAGGACATATTGACAAGCGAAACAATGCCGTTTATCATTGACAGCGAAGAAGTCATAATGCTTCCGGCTGTGGATATGATTTCCCCGGCAACACCTCCGACAGTATCGCCTATGCTCTCAAACTCACGCTCGCACTCCAACAGCGTCTTGTACAGGTCTTCCCACTCCTTGATACTGCGCTTGTCGGGGCTGACACTGTTTTTGGCGTTGGCTTCCGACACTTTTTTCTTCGCCGTCGTCACCTTTGCCCGTGCGGTGGATAACTGACTGCCGGAAGCCGTGCCGGAGCTTTCCAACTCGTTAAGCTCGGCTTCCGCCTGTTCAAGAACCGCCTGCAGCTGTTCAAGCGTATAGTTGGCAATCTCGTTGCACCACGCCCGGTATGTTTCCTCCCGTTGGGCGAACTGTTCATCGACGGCTTGCAGGGCGTTCTGCTCCTGTAAGTCCAACTCGTCCACATTCCCCTGCGTGACACCCTCCCGGAGCTGTCGGTTTCCGTTCGCGTCAAGGACATAGTTGCCTTTGTCGTCGGTCTTGTAAAGCTGCTTGCGCTTGTCTTCGTATTCCTCCGTTATTTTCAGCCTTTGCTGCTCGTAGGTCATTACATCGGCAAGCATAGCGTCGAGGGCATCCTTGTTTCCCTTGCGGCGTATGTCGGCGGCTATATCTTCATAAGATTTCAGTACATCCCTCTGTTCCGGCGTAAGATCTGCAACTGACAGGTCGAGCGAAGCCCTGTATGCAAGCTCTTCCTCTTTGGAGGCTTTGGGGTTGGCGTTTCGCCATTCAAGCACCTTTTTGTCGGCGAGGGCGTTCAGCATATCCTGCGTGCGTTTCTCATTCTCGGCGATGAGCCTGTCATAATTCAGGTCAAGCTGCATCATCGTCTTCTCGAAACTGTCGTCCATAAGGTTTATGCGCTGCTGCCTTATATCCAATTCCGCCTGTTCCTGTGCCTCCTGTACGCTTCGTGAATACTCGGCAATCTGCCTGTTCCGCTCGGCTGTTTCGTCTGCAATCTGCTGCTGTTCACGGGCAAGGCGTTTGGCTGCTGCCTCACGCTGTTTTTTCTCCCTTTCTGCTTCCTTTTTGTTCCGCTCGGCTTCCCTTGCTTTGTCGTCGGCTTCGGTCTGCTTCTGTTCAGCGGCTGTGGCGTAATCGGCACCACGTTGCAGGAGTTGTTGCTGCGAGAAATACTTTCCGTTGACATACGAACCGTTCGGGCTGCTTTGACCGATAGCCGTAAAGCGTTTGGCGAGCCTTTGAAGCTCGTCCAAATCCATATTCTCCATCCACTTTGGTATCTCGCCTCCTATGCGGATAGTGAAACCGATAGTATTGTTCGAGTACTGCGACATCAGATTTTTGATGTTCTCGTACAAGTCGTGTACGCCCTCCGTAGGCTTTTGCAGACCTTTTTCTATGGCTTCTACCTTTTCGGAGAAAGTCAATGCACCCTCTGCGGCTGCACGTTCAGCGTCCGACGCTTTGTTCACGGCTTCGGAGTAACGGTCGTATTCCTCCCTCGCTTGTTGTATGGAGTTGATATAGTTCTGTACGAGGTTCTGATGATTGAACAGTCCGTCCGTTAGCCACTGTTTCTGTATGGTTTCCTCGCTTATTCCTATGGCTCGCATACGGTCTTGTATCGTGGCGTAAATCTTGTTGATACCCTTTTGGTATTCTTCGCCCGTCTTTCCGGCAATCTCCGTGATGTTCTGTTCAACTACATTCCCGATAATGGTAGATATTGCGGCGGCGTTCTGTTGCAGCTCCTTATTGTCCCCCAACAGCAATGTTCCCTCTGTCATAGCCCCTGCCAGGTCGGAATAAAGCGTTTTCTGCGCCTCCGAGAGTTGCGCCGCATAGTTCTGCGCACCCTGTTCAAGGGCGTTTGCACGTTGCCTTTCCACGCCCTCCTGCTTGATGAGTTCGATAGCCTGCGCACGTTTGGCGTTTACCATGTCGATGCTGTCGCCCTCCTTGATAGCCTGTAAGCCGAATTCTTCGAGTATGCCGTTAAGCTCGTCCATAACCTTTTTGTGGGTGGACGTTCCGGCTGTCAGACCGTTCAGGGTCATTGAAAGGGTTTCGACACGTGAGATTGTCTTGGCGGCACTATCGCCGTATTTGTTTGTCATTTCCGCTGCCTCGCCGGACTTCGTAGAGAACAGGCTGAAAGCGGTAGCGGCTGCTGCGACAACAGACAGAACCAAGCCCAACGGGTTTGCCTTGACAGCCATATTGAACAGAAGCATAGCATCCTTTGCACTCGTCACGCTTTTTGCCAAGGACAGGAAAGCTGATATGTTGCCCCAAATGGCTTGCACTTTGTGTGCGGCGGCGACAGCCAAGACAGCGGCTTTGTACGTTCCGTATGTGGCTATCACGGTAAGTAGCACCTTGCCAACGGTTTCCCAATTCTCGACAAGTGCCGTAATGATGTCAAGCGATGTTCCGATAACGCCCTCGGAAGCCTGTCCGATTTGGTTGAACATCTGTTCTATGGCGTCCTCGATATTGCTTATACGACCGGATATGGTTTGGCTCTGCGCCTCCATAAGACCGCCGAACTTGCTGCCCTCGTTCGTGAGGTTGATGATAGCTTGTTCCACTTCCGGGAAACCGACTTTGCCTTCTTCTACAAGCGCACGTACTTGGTTTTCTGCAACCCCAAGCACCTTAGCCAATTCTTCTCCCAAAGGAATACCCCTGCCGAGGAATTGGTTTAGGTCCGCAGTGTACATGCGCCCCTGTACCATTGTTGTTCCATACAGGTATGCGAGGTCGCCGATAGGTATTGAAAGCCCGGCGGCGATGTCACCGAGCCTTATAAGAGTTTCATTCACCTTGTCGGCTTCGACACCGTATGCAAGAAGCTGACGTGCGGCGTTTGATATGTCAGACACTCCAAAAGGCGTTGTGGCGGCAGTTTTTATGAGCTGCGACATAAGGGCGTTTGCCTCGTTCGTGTCGCCTATCATTGTCTTAAAGGCGATTTCGAGCTTTTGGAACTCTCCACGTACATTGACAACCTGCATGGCAAACTCTTTCATCTGCGACACGGCAAAGACACCTGCCGCCGTTTTCCCTATGCTTTTGAAAACGTCGTCAATCCGCTTGCCCTCGTTTACGGCTGTGCCTGTTATGCCCGACAAAATCCGTTTGGATTCTTCTGCGTCGGTGCGCAACTGCGAGTTGTCTATGCCCGTGCCGTAGTATATTCTGCCGTTGTCATTCTCCATTGTACGTCAATCAAATTGTTCAAAAATGCTTTTTATCTTCTCCCTGTTCCGTATGTCATCAACCTTTATGGCTTTTTGACGCTTCCGCTTCTTGCCGTCCTTGTCGTCCGCCTTGTGCTTGTAGCTCGGCAGCGTTGCCCCGTACATGACCATATTCGCATAGCTCATATCGTACAGGACATATTCGACCGGGAGGTTGAAAGCCTTTACCGTTCCTGCGACTATTGCCCAGACGCTGTCGTTTTGGTCTCCACTTTCGTCGGTCGCATCAGGTTTATCTCTGTCAGGAAAGTGGTAAGCCCGAAAAAATCCCCTAACTCCATTTTTTGAAGCAGTTGGGCGACAAGCAGGTTTAGCGCACGGGGCGACAGGTCTTCAAGTATCTGTTTGGCAAGTTCCGCCTTTCGGTCTATTACCTGTTCGACTTCTACTTCTTCCGTCCACTTGACAAGCCCCCACAGGCGGCGTTTCTCAACCGTCTGCCGGGTTTTTACTGTTTCCGTTAGGTTCTTTGCGCCGAGTATCAGTATCGCCGCAATGTCGCCCAAAGGACGGCATTCACGAGCCACAGAAAGGCTTTCCTCGACTACCTTTTCAGGGTCAAGATTGATTTCGGGCAAACGCGAAACAGCCTCCGAAGCAAGTATGAGTGTTGCTGTGCTTGCCGGGGCTGCCTTGTATTTCTTGCCGCCTACCGTTACCTCAATATCCTTTTGAAGTATGGTTTCGGCGACCTTTTCTTCTATTGTTTTCGTTGCCATAATGTGTTGCGTTAAAATTTGGGGCAGGAGGGGGAGTCGAACCCCCGACCTCAAACCCGTTGGGCTTGCGAGCTACCTGCTGCTCTATCCTGCTGTTGGTTATCCTGAGTTATGCGTTACCCTCCCGACTCTTCGCTCGGCACATAGCTCTTGATTGTCTTGCCCGTCTTCGGTTTCAGCGCACGAGCCACATAGTGGCGCAGCTGTCCGTCTGCGGTCGTGTAGCTGTCCTCGACACGCAGGACGGCTCTGTCAATCTGAATAGCCGGACAGTCCTTATCCTGTGCCTCGACACGGAAAGCGTGTTCGCCCGTGATTACTCCGTCGTTGTCCTCAAACGACGCCTCCTCGCCTTTCTTGACGAACTCGTCCCATTCGAGCTGATAGGTATTCTTTCCCGGCAAATAATCGACGAGCGCACCGCCCTCTTCTGTGGCGGTCTTTTCTGTTCCTGCGGTCGTCGTGAGTTGTGTACTGTCCTCTTTCGGAGTAGGTAACTCATCCCATTTCCCTGTGGGGGCACCGTCGGTGCTTGTGGCGTGCTTCAAATCGCATTCGCCCCAGTTTAATACTGCCATATTCGTTAAAATTTAATGGTTACTGATTTTGTTTCTTCATAACAGGTTGCGTAACAGGTGCGTCCCCGTCCTGCGTTTCAAGGACAGGCAGATAGCCCACGTTGCCGTCGGTATCCGTCGCGTCTATTACGGCGACTTGCGGAATGTTCAGAGGCGCATAATCATCGCCGAAATACTCGTATTTGAGCTTCACGACGACGAAATGCTGATGTATGTCGGCTTCTTCCTCGGTGTAAATTGTCTGCTGCAACTTAAACTTGTAACAGGAAACTTCGGTCGTAAGGCTATCGAACCACTCCTGCGCAAGGCGTTCAATCCGTTCCGTGCGTTCTCCGTCCTCAACCCATACCCCGTTGTCATACGGGTCTATGTCCGGGACGAATATGTTCACGGTCACGACCCCCGTCTGTATCTGATTGGGAAGCCCGGTTGTGAAAATCACGACCGCATCTTCCTTGCGGCTGTCACGGGGGCGATACCCCTGCCGATAGACCTCACCTGAAATCATCGTGTAAAGGGTGCTGTCTTTCAGCAGTTGATAGATGTCGCCTTGAACCTGTTTCGATGTCTTTGCCATAGTTCCTGTTACTTGTTAAATCCGAGTTGTTTCAACATCTTGGGTACAAGCTGGTCGGCAAGCAGTTCCGAGCTGTCAAGCACGTTGTAACCCTTTGCGGACACATAAGAGGCGTATCGCATTCCGGCAACGACGATAAGCACAATGCCTTTCGGGAACTTCCCGGCAAGAGAACGTGCGTAGGATATTCCCGTGCTTCGTCCCTCGTCGTTTCCGTCCGGCTTGCCGAAAGAGCCTGTCTTGTACACCTGCCCGTCAACGACCACGATATAACCGACGGAGCTGCGGAGGTTCTTTGTGCGGTCTTTGTACGAACCGTTCTCGATAGCCTCGTTGCGCACTTTTTCGCCTATGGCGCACAGGTTGTAGATGATGGCTTGTTTCAGCCTGTTCATCCGCTCCTTGATGTAAGCGTCTATCTGCGATTTCGGTGTTATCTGTCTTATCGGCATAATGTCAAGTTATTTATTGCTGATTCGGCGTATGTGCCGTTTTCTTTTCGCTTCCGTATGTTTGGGCGTTCCCGTTTTTTCAACACGGCATTCGGGCTGAAATGCGTTTACACCCAAATCCTCAACTCACAGACCGCCTCCAACGGCTCAACCTGCATAATGGAAAACTCCCCGACCACGTTCCCGGCAAGGTCTTTCAACCGTACCTGCTCGGCTTCAAACGGCTGTTCCTCTATCAGCACTGTATATTGCGCCGTAGTGAAATGCTCGCCGTTGACACGTCCGAGTTGGTTGTACTTGTTTGCCGAGTATTGGCAGGGTATCGGGTCGCCCCAAGCCACAGAGCCGGGCTTTTGCGGATAACCCGTTTCAGGGTCAATGCCGCCACCCGTTTTCCGCTTTACTTCGATTGTGCCGTTTTGGATAATCATAGCCGTGAACCTTTATATCCGTAAATGGGTTTCGGCGTTCCTGCCTCGTCGCTTGCTCCGAAGTCGTCGTACAGGCTGTTAGCCCGGTTGCGGAACTGCTTGCGCTGTTCGTCCGTAAACGAATAGTTCTGTCCGCCCTGCGATACATCGGGAGCTATCGAAAGCCACATCAGGAGGTCAGCGACGGCAAGGTTGTATTCCTTGCTTTTCTGCACCTCCTGTGTCGCATTGGTTGTCAGCGACAGACCCCGTTTGTCCGCTATCGCCGTCAGCGTGCGGAGAGGAACGGGGTAGGCATTTACGCCTTTCAACGCTTCGAGAACTGTTTCCATAGTTTGTCACGCTTTACTCCCAATCCTTGGCATCCGTTCTCACATACAGGTTGCGGTAAGCCGTGTCGAACACTGGTACAGCGTCAGCCTGTCCGATAGTAACCTCGCTCTGCGGCTCAGCCGTTCCGTACTTCTTGACGATAGTGTGCGAACGTTCCGAGCGGAGGATAAGGTCGTTATTCTCCTGGAGGATGTCGTACTGTGTCGTTCCGAGGCGTTCCGTTTCGGTCAGCACCATACGGCAGTTCTCGAACGGGTTGCCGGAAGTCTGCGAGCCGTCGGAGAATTCACGTGTGATGGACTGGTCGATTACACGGAGCTGTATGCCGTTGAGCCAAGCCTGTTTTGCGAGCATCGCATTGACCTGCGTAAGGTCGGGTGTCTGTGTGATACCGAGGGCGTTGGCGGCGAAAGAGGCGCAAGCCTTTACGATTTGGTCTGCCGAGCAAATCTTGTAGAACTCGTCGAGGTTCACGTAGGCGAACTTCGGGTTAAGGTTCTTAGACTTGGCGAGCTTTATGAAAGTCACGAGGTCGCCGATGATGTCGGCTGTTGCCTTGTTCGCCCAATCCACTGTGGTTTTGACTTTCATTTCGTCGTCCACGTCGTAGTCAAGGTCAAACTCGTTGGCATAGGTTGCGTTGGTCGTTGTCGTGAACGCCAACTTTCCTGCCAATGACATCAGCTTAAGTGCGACGAACTCCAACTCGGACTGTACGCCGTTGAAGCAGAAGTCTACGTCCTCGCCCCAATACTGTACGAGCTTCGTTGCGTCCTCGTCCTGCGAAAAAGCGAGTGCGGTCTGATAATCCTTGATTTCGGCGCGGGTCATTTCCCGGCTGATTGAAATGAAAGGAATATCGCCCTTTGCGCTCTCGAAGATTGGACGACGCTTGCGGACGATGGTCGAGTTGTCAGAATGCAGGTCTGCGGCTACATTCTTCTTTTCGGGTTGGTTTCCCAAGGTACGCCAAATGAAGCCGTTTACCTTTTTGACGGGAAATAGCCTACCGAAATAGAACTGCGACGCATCGGCTGTATCCAAACGAGCCTGAACCATCTGCTGGGTCAGACCGTGAATGAGTGTATTTACGATTGTTGCCATAAAACGTCAGTTTTTTAATAGTTGATGATACCCGTGAGATATTTAGCCACACACTCCGGCAGCGGATTGCCTTTCGTCACGCCGATAAGCCAAGCGTCGGTGTCGAGGTTCTGCCCACTGACCACAGGCTTGCCCGTTCCCACGAGGGAGAGCGGCGTGTATTTCAGCTTCGATGTGTTCGATGCGGACTCTGCGGCAGCTTCAATGAGGAAACCGCCCTTTGCGATAGCTTTCAGCGTCGTTCCGACAGTGATAGTGTCGTAATCCTTGCCGCTGTCGTCAATGGCTGTAATGGCGTATGCCAAACCTCCCTCGGCGGTCATAACGAAGTTGCCCACCTTGAAGTTGTGCAGCTTCTTGACCTTTATGTTCGTGTCGGAAGCACCGACCTCGGCAACGACCTCCGCTACTTTGACAACATGGCAGATGCCATTGTCGGGTGCGCTAAGGACGGCACCTTCGCGAAGATAATCGCCTCCAAGCTCGGAGATTTTCACAGACACGCCGCCTCGGATGTCGGCGACCTTGTGCATAAAGACACGGGGTGTACGGATGTCCTTACGTCTTTGAACTGTCATGCTCATTTTCTTCGGTTTTTAATTGTTAGACATTAGAACGGCTGACCGTCTTTCGGCTTGCTTTCGCGGTGTGCGATAGCTTCCTGCTGCTCTTTGGTCAGCTCGCCCCCTTGGTTACCTGTGCCGCCTGTAATGGTCGGCTTTCCGAAGACAGCCCCTTTTGCCTGTACTTCGCTGACTATACCGTTCACCTCGGTAGTTATTTCCCCGACAAGAGCGTTGAACTGCTCGTCGGTCAAATCGTTTACAGGTGTCCGCTCATAAGCCTTGCGGAGATTTTCAGGCAACTTCTCGATGATTGTTGAAAGTTGCTGTTTACGGGTTGCAGTCGTGCGCTCACCGTCCATCTTGTCGAGGCGGTCGTTCAGCTTCTTGTTGCTGTCGATAAGTGCCTGCGCCCAAGCCGGAACTTGCTCCTGTGCGCCCCCTGCTTGTTGTTGCTGTACGGTTGTGCCGCTTCCTGCCTGTCCGCCAGCCGCACCCCCGGTCGCATCAATTTTTTGCCCGTCTTTCAGCCCGTACTTCGTTTCGTAGGTGTGTACGGCTGTCTGTTGGGCTTCGGTCGCACGGCAGTCGCCGTAGCTCTCGATGATTTCGATAAACTCCTGCGTTACCCCTGCCACGGCAGTTGTAACCTGTTCGTCTGTCGTCACAGTCTTGGCGAGCTTCTCGGCAATCCTGTTCAGCACGTTTGCGTTGACCCCCGGAAATTTGGCTTTCAACGCATCAAAAAGTTTCTGTTTCATACTCGTATGATTGTTTAACTAATCAGATTATCGCCTCAAAGGTAATCAAATTCCCGTGAAATGATTATATTATAATCAGAAAATCGCCGAAAAATTTTCATATCACGCATATTTTGTTATGGTTATGATATTCGGTGCGATATGGTTATTGATGATTAAACAAGAGTTAAAAATAAACTGAACAGATGAAAAAATCATCCGAAAAGTGTGTTATTACCAAAATACTTCACTTATATTTGCAACGTGATTATAATATAAACACCAAATGACAGCAAATATGAACAAGAACAGTTTGGCATACAGCACGAGAGACATCAACCGCAACTTCCGAATCAAGGTTGCCGGGGTTGACAACGAGGGGAACAAGATAAACATGCTCGTAGGCGTTTCAGGAGCGTTGAAGCTGATAGGCGTTGAACTTTTGAACAAGTTCCTCAAAAGGGCTTTCTCCTGTATGGACGATGTTTGCGTTTGCAAGCTGCGCAGAGGTTTGAAATTCAGTTTTTACATCAAATAACGGAGGACAGATTTATGGAAAAGAGTATAATCGAGGGCGCATACCTCGCAGGTTTCGAGCCAAGCTCGGACAACCTTTCAGACGAAGCCCTGTATGCGGAGGCAGTAGAGTTTTTGAACAATTCAATCAGATTTTAATAACCATCTAAAGATTACAGTATTATGGCACAGACAACCGAATTACAGCAAGGTTTGAACGAAGTAGTGATGAACAAAGTTCAACGGATGATTGACGGCAAAGCCGTCGGAGTACGGGAAACAATGGAACGCCTCGTGAACGAGGGCAAAATTGCACAGGACTACATCGCCCCGATAGGCGTGAACCTGAAAATCAACGACCATAGCCCGGTTATAACTTTCAGCGCAAACGGCTCTCTCCGCATGGATATGCCGGACGGACAGTTTACTCTCCACGACAACGCCATAGGACAACTTGCCGACCGTATGGGCATACCGCAGCGATACCTGCGTGGGCTTGCTTCGGGCGAGCCTTGGGCGAAGCAGCTCGCAGCGACGCTCCTTAACGAGCATAGCGGCTGGACGCAGCGAAGCCGTGTTCTCGTGAGGACGGTCGGAAAACAGGTAAGAGGCGTGTTGAGCGACAGCTACCGCCGCTTGAACAGCGTCGAGATATTGACGGCTTTCGTACAGGAGGCGGCAGATCAGGGAGCGGTCATTTCGGACGCTTATATGAACGACACCAAGATTTGGGCTGAAACGATACTACCGACACCGCTTACCGTCCCGACAGCCAAGAACGGCGACGTGGTTATCTTCGCCGGGGCAAGGTTCAGCACATCTGACTATGGCGACGGTGCCGTTGATATGAGGGCTTTCCTTTTGAACGGGGCTTGCCTTAACGGTATGGTTCGGGAGAGCGTGATGAAACAGGTACACCTCGGCTCGAAGCTCCCGGACAACCTGCAACTGTCGCAACATACCTACGAGCTTGACACCAAGACGACCGTTTCGGCGGTTCGTGACTTGACAAAAGGGCTTTTCAGCAAGGATAACCTCATGAAGAAAGCCATAGAGATACAGGGCGCAAGCGAAATGGAGGTTGACTTTGAACACGAGCTGAAACGCCTGACACGTGACGGAGGGCTGCTCAAACAGGAGGGCAAGGAGGTTGAAAAAATCCTCATGCGCAACGACCCGGAGGACGGCGTGCAGGGAGGAGCGACCCTTTGGAAGCTGACACAGGCTATAACGGCACACGCACGTGAGCTTTCGCCTGAAAGAAGCCGTGAATTACACGAATTATCGGGGCAACTTCTTAACCGTGTAAAAGTAACCGCATAACATAACAACCGCCCGGCAGACAGCCGCAAAACAGGCTCTGCCGGGCTTAAGACTATAACAGACTATGACAGCAGCAGAAAAATTACGCAAGGAAATGGAGCAAACAGCCCCTTTCAGAAAGGACGAGTTTATAAACGCAATCAGCGAAAGGATTAAACGGAGCGGCAGGGCTTGGTTCATCTGCGACCGACATATCAGGGAGACCGACATTAGGGGAGGCGGCTACACAATCCGAATGAATCACGAACAGGTCGCTACCGATTACGCCCGTTCCGAGGGTTTCCGTGTTTCTTACGAACGGAACGGTTACGGGGTTCGATACATAGTATTCACGTTATAACCGACACGACATGGCACAGGAATTTGAATTTGAAGAGAACCAAAACAATTACGGCGTACTTGACTACAAACACGCCCACACGCTGAAACGGTACAAGGAGCTATGCGACGAGCGATGCAAGGTCGATGTCGCCAAGTACGACTGTTTCTTCGCTTTCTCCAACAGTCAATTTGCCGACGGGCTGAAAACCATACGCCCGTTACAGGAGGGCGAGAAGCTCGTTTCAATCGGCGCAGGAGGTTACGGAACAAAGGACGGGTCGAAACGCCTGTTTGCGTTCTACGACAGCATAAACGACAAAATCCGCTCCGAGTGCAACCCACAGGAGGTTTACGTGTATGAGTACAACAATCACGAGTGCTGCTTGGATTGGGACGGAGATTTGAACGCCATACGCATTATCGCCACTGTGTGGGGCGAAGATGTAGCCCGAACAATCAAGCGCAAGAACGCCTGTTATCCGATTGAGAGTATTTTCAAGTAGTTATCGCTGACGATAATTCAGTTATCGCTGCGATATGATTTTTTTAGATGCTGTTTTTATATGAAATCAGGGGAAATCTACCAAAAACAGGGCAAAAAGTTGGCAAAAGTCAGACCACCCTAAAATACGTTATCGCTTACGATAATCATACTCTAATGTGGTTATCGTTAGCGATAATTATTCAGAAACCGTGTTATCGCACGTATAACTCAAAAATTAAGGCGTTCTCACGGCGAAAGTACACATAGTATAGTAAAAGAAAATAGAGTAAAAGAAAATAGAGAAAAAAAAGACTACTATCGTAGTCTAAAAAAAAGACCCTTACGGGTCAGGCGACCACGCCTCCAATCTTTGGGTTGTGGAATAACGCCTGACACACATAGTGGGGGCGTTAAACGGAGAAAAGACAATGGCAAAGAAACAGTACAAAATCAGAGCGAGGCTCGTGTTCAACGGGCAGGTCATGGTGTCGGCGCACAGCCGACAGGAAGCGGAGGCGATAGTCGAGAAAGGCATCGCCGGGCAGCTCGGCAAGTTCGAGGTTCAACCGACAGCCGAGGACGACATCAGGGATTGGGATTTCTCCCTGAAAGGGGAGGTAGTTGTCAACCGAAAACAGGAGGAAGTATGAACAAAATAAACATCGAAATTACAGCGGACGGGTGGCGTGTGGATGTTACTCTCAACGGAAAAACCTATACGGAACGCCATGCGTCGGAGGGTTTTGGGACATCCCAATGCGAAGACGGGGATTTTGAATCAGAAGAAGCGATACCCGAAAATCTTTATGATGCGTTAAATGACTTCTTCTGTTTCAACTGCCAACAGGCGTTAATGGAAATCGAAAACGGGGAGGACGACTGATGGGGACAAAGGATAGGTTTTACCGGGTTGAGTTCAAAGAGCCGCCCATAGAGGGTGATGACCGGACGGCGTTCAATTTTTCGAGCCTTGCCGCTATCTATGAGCAGTTCGCCCCGGAACAGGTCGGGTGCAAGGTCTCCCGGCTGTGGAACATCGGAGTATCGGACGGCGTTCCTTACAGGGGGCGCAAGTGTACGATAACGAAAGAACAGGTGCGGCGGAAGAAACAAAGCAAAGCCCCGACAACGGGCGATAATCCGACGGACAATAAGTTACACGATTGCGAAAAGTAAAGCCGAAATACGGCGAATTTGAGGAAAATAACTAAGTTTGTAGGCGATATGAAAAAGATACCGAAGATAGTGTTGGACGAAGCCGAAAGGCAGGGTCTTGACAGAATGGCTGCGTATCTGTGCGATGTTGACGGTCGTGCGATATACAGCTTGGGTGTGGAGAGCAGGGAGCGTTGGTTTCCTTGCCCTCCCGACGCTCCCGTGTTGGTTTCGCTGAAAGACGGAGAGATTGAGCCTTTCGACGACTTGGGCTTAATCGCCGGACTTCTTGAAACGAGTTGAGAATACGGGATTTATCAGCTTGTCGTCGATACGCAAGACACCGATAGAGCCGGGCTTCATTTGGTCGATATAATCGAAGTCCTGCCAACTGCCACGGCGACCTGATTGTGGGTCAAACCATAACAGGTTGCCGTCTTTTTGTCGTTCGACGATGAATACATGTGCGTCGCCCTTTCTCCATGCGCAGTAAACCTCGTAACGCCCCTGTTTCGCTGTTTTGTCCTCGATGAATTTAAGCTTGGCAAGCCCGGTGTCCTTTATCCCTGCCGACCACTCATAGTCAGCCCTCTTGCCGTCCGCTGTCAAGAAGCGGTCACGCCAATCCACTTTCTTGCTCACGCAGAAACGGCTGAAAGTCCTGTAACGCTTGTACCCTTTCAGCACGGGATTGGGCGTTGCTTGCAGGTCGAACCCACGGCGGCGAAGCTCGTAGGTCATGGTGCAGGTTTGGCAGTTGTGGCGATACCCCAAGTCTGCGGCATCTGAAAGCGAATAGCCCGGATTGCACTTGCTTCCGTCGGCTTCCGTGAAGTTCATTATCTTGCCTTGCAGGACAGGCAGCACCGCCGCCAATTCTCGGTTGTTCTGTGCTATGGCGGCAGAGAACCCGGCGTGCTTCTTGTTGTACGCCAAAGCCGAGGCATATTCATCGTGGGTGTAGTATGGCATTCTAATCGCATAGAGCTTTGAGTAACCTTTGGGCAGATACTTCGGGTTGTCCTTGATGAAGTATGGCACAGAATAGCTGCGCTTCGCCCGTTCCTCGTTGTCTTTGAGCCATTGCTTGAAGTTGCCCGGTACGTCATCGACACGGTTCACGCTCTTTCCGTCGAGCGGCTTCCCGTCAAGGATGCGCCGTGTGTCCTCGGCTATTTCCTCGTCCGTTTTCAGTATCGTAACAGCCCGGCAGCGGCAGTGCGGGTGCCAGCCCGTAAACTTGAAATCCTTTGGATAACGCCCTTTCAGTTTGTCGCAAATGTCGGTAAACGGCATACCGTTTAGCGTGTGGTTGTTCGACAGTTTTATTTCAATGCCGACAACGAAGTCAAGCTGTTGCCAACGCTCATAGTCGGCTGTCATATAGGCGATGTTGGTTTCAGTGGCGGCAAGCCTCCGTGCGTTCTTGTACGAGCTTCTGTACACGCCACGTCCGGGGTGGAACGCTGCCGCACGTTTGGATAGTTGCAATTCACCGTGTTCGTCCCTGACACGCCGGAAGAGCTTGTCGGGGTATTTCAGGTATTTCCGGAGTTCCTGCGACATGTCGTCCGCCGAAAGTCCGTTGCGTATGCCTACATCCAAGCCGAGTTCGATTTCAGCCTTGAATTGTTCGGTGTACCGCCATACCCTGTCGGAAAGGTTCAGCCCGTTTACCTTGCGCTTCTCGAAAGCCTCCCGTGCGCTGTCGTTGGTGCTAAAATAACGACGGTACTGTGCCTGTGTCAGCTTGCCGATGTTATCCCCGAATACCTGCCGTGCGAGTTCGCTGTTTTTGTTGTTGGCGAGCGTCCATTCAGACCTTATCCCGTTGATTATAATTGACGACAATCCGTTTTGGAGCTTCTGTAACAGCTTTTCGACCCGTTTCCTTATTGCAGGGTAGTCGTCGAAAGAAAACAGCGTGTCGGGCTTAAAATCGGGCAAAGACAAGCCTATCGCCACAGCCTGTGTGATGACCTGGCGATAGAGCCTGTCTATCTCTCGCTCGTATGCCGATAGGTTGCTTTGGTGCCGACGGTCGTATTTATCCGTTGCCATTGTCTGCGTCCTCCCGTTTCAAAAAATGTTCGCATTGTGGGTCTGACAGGAAGCGGCAGTATTTCCCCTCCTTGTAGAACGGACAATGACACAGGATAAAATGCCCGTCAATAGCTTTGCTGCACCAATCGTAGCTGTGCTTGCAATGGCGGCACTGATATTTGGGCTTGTCCGGCTGTTTGCCCCGTTGTGTAGTCATTTTCCTTGCCATAGCCGTTATTCTGTCATTTCAAATGCGTCTATTTTATCTTCCTCTGCAATCTCACGCAGGGTCTTGTCAACATCGTCGCTATGCCCGTACATTTCGATAGACTCACGCTGTGACATGAGAGCTTTGCCGCCGTTCGCCGCCATGAGGTTGTTTATCGTGTCCTTTTCGTCCGTTATGGCGAAAGGCGTTATCAGGGTTTCGACTTTCAGAGCGTCAATGTCGGCGGCATAACTCTCGCCGAGCATTATCTTGGCAAACGCTTTAACGACATTCATCTCACGGTCAAAGAACTCAAACAGGCGACCGCTCTCGTCCTTGACTTTTAACTGTGCGTCGATGAACATCTGCTTGCGGCTTTCTCCTGACAAGGCTTGCTGCGACATCTTCCCATAGCTCCAATCCGGGAGCTGCAACTGCGTGAAGAAAAGGTCGCGGAGCTGTTCGACATAGAATTTCAGATTTTCGACAGCCTGCGCCCATGTCACGTATTCAGCCCTGCCGTTCTGTGGATATTGCATCACGGAGCGGAACTCCCTGTTAGGGCTTTTTTCGTCCCCGTAGCTTATGGCTTCGTCCGCAAACACGATGAAGATAGGCTTGGAGTTCTGACGCAGGTAGTTCCCGTTCCGGCTCAATGCCCATTCGATTTCATAAACCGTCTTTGAGGTGTCCTCCCATATCGGGGTCGGTCGCCACGCATACACGCCGGGGATTTTGCCGAGTGTGATGTTCTCGTTCTCGACTTCTGCCCAGCCTCCGTTCTCGTTGCTCCACTTGATGTGCTTGTCGGCTGTATAGGTGTCGAAGTATTGCACGTACTTCCTGCCTTTCTTCCGTGTGTAGCCTACGGACATGGCTATCATGTCGCCGTATTCGTCGAACAGGGGATAAAGTTCGTCGCCGAGCATAGGGGAGAAGTTACGGCATCGGAGCTTCAGCGGCGACGAAAAGCCGTACAGCGTGTTCCGTTCATCAATGGCATACCAGAGCGTAAAGACTTCGCACCCGGCAAACAGCATATTGAGCCGTTCGTTGTTCACGCTGTTAATGCGGTTGCGGTCGTATATGCTCTCAATGTATGCGGCAATCTGTTTCTGTCTGTCGTTGTCCGGCGTGTAAACCCTTTTGGGAGGGATGCCCGTTACAAGCTCTGTCATGCGCTTTGTGGCAAGCCTTTGCAGGTCGCACGTAACACGGGTAACGTACTCTATTCCCTCGTCGGTCACGATGTCCCGGTATTTCTGTTTGTTCATTACCGGGTGCTTGGTAGGGTCGAACTGTTGCACCAAACCGAACCGCCCCGACCACACCGGGACGACGATCGTCTTTTCTTTTAAGGCTGCTATTTTACTTTCAGCCGAGTTCTCGGAGTTCAAGATTTCTTCGATTGTCATAGCTATTCCGTTTTTATTGATGATTGATTATCTTCGTATTATCTTCGACAGCCTGTCAAGGTCTATCGGTTGCCTGTTTCGTATCGGATAGAACGTGTTGGCGAGCGCGTCGAACTTGTCGGGGCTTCGCCCGATGCGCTGTTTGATGTCCTCTTTCGGTTCGATGAATATGCTGCCGTTGGATTTGAAGTCAAAGCGTATCGACGTGGCTTCCTCGTCAAACTGTGCGTCAGGCGGAAGCATCGCACCCGTGTTGTTCCTCGGGTTGAGCCAATCCCGGACGCACCAAAACAGGTAGGCTCTCATGTTTAAGAACTTGTATTGTCCCGTGATGTCTGTAAGGTCACGACCGCTCCGGGCTTTCGCCGCCTCGCTGTACTTGCAACTGATGATAAACTGCTCTTTGTCAAGCTCAATGCAACGGCTGTAAACCCCTGCGCCCTCGCCGATGGTGTCAATGCTTACATACGCCTCAATCTGCCTGCGTCGGTAGGCGGCTATCTTCCCGGCAATGCCCATGTGGTCTGCCGCACCGCCGCTGTTATGGGTTTGGAACGGTGCGACCCATGCGCCCTTGCGCTCGCAGAAACAGGTGTTGTCACGTCCCATGCCTGCCACGTCCACTCCGAGCATACGTGTGTCGTTGCCGAGCGGCTCCCGTCCGTTTGCCTGTACCCAACGCTCGTGTGCCAACTCCAACCATTGTTCCGGGATAAGCACGTCGTCGGCGACCTTTGGAAACTTGCCGAGGACTTTCTTGCGGAAATAGTCCTCCGGGCGATACCACCGCCCCTCAAACTCGAAGTCGTCCATCTCGACAAGCACATCGCTCTCATCAATGGGCGTACACCAGTTTTCGACCTTATCCACGACCCACTCGTAATCGACCTGCCCCGGTATGACTATTCGCTTCTCCACCACGTTTGGTGCCGTGAGGTTGTTAAGGCTGAACCGTGTCCAGCGGTCGCCCTTTTGGCTCTTTGCCGCATAGCCTATTGTAGTGTTGGGGTTGAACACGAGCAGTATGCGGCTGTCGCCTTGCAGGTTTCCCTCTATGGCGGCAAAGGTGTCGTCGCCTATACCTGTCGCCTCCGTCACGACAAACATCGTGTGTACGGCGTGGAAACCCGACCATGCTTCGTGGTTATGCTCGTCTGCCTTGAAGCCCGTCAAGAACCATTCGGCATAGTCCGTTCTGATGTCGGCGGTCGTCAATCGTCCGGGCAGCAGTATGCCTCTTGCTTTCGCCCGGTTGTACAGGCGGCTTATTTCAGGCATCATAATGTTCTTTACCTGACGGTCAGTTGGTCCGGTCAAAGCCACTTTCGTGTTCTCGGCAAGCTCCACTTCTCCGTTCGCGTTCCGTCGCCAACGGGGTGTAAGGTACAGGAATGACATAGCGGCACAGGCGGCGACAAAGTCCTTTCCCCTCGCTGTCCCGGAAGCCACAGAGGTACGCCTGTTGTGCTGTACGCTTGACAGGATAGCCTGCTGTTCCGGGTCGAGGTACACGCCAAAGGCTTCATGCACGAACTTGTTCCAATCCGCACGCCAAGCGTCTATCAGACCAAGACCTTTTTGCCGTATGATGTCTTTCCGTTTCTTCATTGCTTGATTTTTGCCCGTTTATTTGGCTTCTGCCGCCTTTTCTTTCGTGATATAATAACTTGCCCGTCGGAAGCGAAACAAAGCGTCTATGGGGCTGAAAATAGTCTCATTCGCCGCCTTGTTGTTCCGCTTCATCCAACATCCCGCTCTCGATAAGGAACGAGGCGAACGACATTCCGCCCTGTATGTCCTTTTTCTCCGGGGCATACAAGCCGAGCAGCTTGCGCCGTTCTGCGAGCTGCATACGTATTTCGGAAATATAGGACGGGTCGCCGAGCCGGATAACCTCCGTTTCCGTACGCTCCGTCTGATAGGTGCGTATGGAGGTATGCCCTGTTTCGTTGTCACGGGCAGGAGAGCCTTTCTGTTTTCGGGCAGTCTTTGTGTAGTCCGTCTTTGACTTCTCCCATTGTTCCCACAGTTCCCGGACGGTATCGTCAATGCGTTCCAATTCAAGCTGCAGGGCTGCGTCCATATCCTCGATGCGGTTCTCGCGCCATTCTTCGAGCAAGCTTTGAATGTCGCTGTGGCAGGTCGCTATTGAGTAGGTTTTCAAGGCGAGCCGCTTCATCACTTCGGACTGTATCTTGCGTATGCTGTAGCCCCGTTTGTAAAGCGTCGCCACGATTTCAAGCCGTGCGAGCTTTACCTGTTGCCTTTTCTTGTCTTGTGGTTTACTCATTTTCGTTTTCCTCCACTGTATTTATTTCATTATCAAAACATGAAATCTCATCAGGCGTGAACTCGATTTTTTTGAAATATTGGGGTATGTTCTTAGTCTTGCCTTTGTAGAACACGAGGATATTTTGGTGCATCTTGGCGACCTTTCGGCTATCCATGTACCGGGATGCCCGTAAAGCCGTGCTTGCGCCCGTTTCGATAAGGATTAGCTCGTTATACAGGAGCATTCCGTTGTCGCAGAATATCCGTTTGACATCATCGACAAAGTTGTAATATCCGCCTGTTTTCTTGTTGCGTACATCGCCCACGACGATAACGGCAAAGCGGTTTTCTTTCAGACAGGTTATCGCCCGTGAGAAAGCGTTTCGGAGTATGCCAATGAAGCCCTCGTAAGTGTCTTGGTTGCTTGCGTCGTTTTCCTTGTCGCTGTACACCTCCAAATCATAGTACGGTGGGCAGCTGAAAAGCATATCTTGGCTGTCGGGACTGAAATGTTCAGCCACGTTCTGACCGTCGTCGCAGATGTACCGTATCGGCAAGTCGCGCCCCTCGATTACACGGTTGTTTATATCGACCTGCTCCTGCCTTAACTCTATGCCCGTGAAACTGTGTCCGCACATTCCGAATACAAGCCCCTTTTGGGTATCTCCGGCAAAGCAGTCGAATATGGCTGACCCGTCGCCCGGCGTGAACCACTTGCAGCAGATTTCAGACAGCACGGGGTCGAACAGCGAAACGCCCTGCGACAGCACCTTTTTCGCTTCCCGTTCTTTCACTTCCTCCGGCACGTACTTGTCGAGGTATTCTTTGAACGACAGACCGAGTTCCTCCCGGTGCTGACGGGTTTTCCGATACAGGTCTTTGTACTTGATTTCGGGCGACTGTATCAGCGTGTCGCTCCGGCTCTCGCCCATATCCCCGATAAGCTCACGCCACATCTTTTTCCGGGCTTGCCAATAGCCTTTCCGGGTGTCGAGGATAGAGAACGGAGGTACGACAAAGCGGTCGTTAAGGGTGGTTTTTGCTTTGCTTCCTCCCTGCATCTCTCCGCCGCCGGAGCTTTCCCCGGCACCGTCCTCCTGCCATACGTCCACGCCCCAATCCACGAGGTCGTCGTTGTCCCATTCGTTGGCGAGCGCATCCATATCCCACTCTCCGAAACCGACGTTATCCTTGATGATGAACTCTCGCTGCTCTGCGTCTGTTAGCTCGGAAGCCCTGATAACGGGTGCCGTCGGCTTGTCTTTCCACCGCAGCCAATACTCGACGAGGTTGTCCTGTTCCGCCTGCGTCTTTTTCTGAAAGTCACGTATGCCGGAAAGCCTTTCCCTCAACTCGTCCTCCGACATGTCGGCTATGGCTGACAAAGCCCGGTAACGCATGTTCCCTCCGAGCGCAACCATCGTGTTATCCACGACGATAGGTCGTAGGTCGAGCATCTTCGGCAGGGCGAGCAGGGAGTTTATCAGTTTCTCGAATTTGTCATTCTTGATAGTTCGAGGGTTCGCAGCGTTAAGTTCTATCTGCGACAGGTTTACGAGTTCTGTTTTCATAATTCCCAAGGTTTATCGTTCTGAAATTCCCCGAACAGTCCCCAACGGCACATTGAGGCGTAAATGGGCGTGTCGAGCTTGAATGCCCGGCGCAGCTCTGTCGGGTCGATAGTCTGCGTGCCCTCGCACAAGACATTGCCGACAGCGTCGCAAACGGAAATATCTACTTCCTGCTTTCCTATGCAACAGGCGAGGGAAGTGTACACGTCGCATCCGTATTCTTCTGCGTACTGCCTTGCCAGCTTCCGGGCGTAAAGGTTCAGCGTGAGGTCAGCCTTGCTTCCGTCTTTGGTCCATGGCGAACCGCCACCGATACGGCAAGCACCTCCGTAGAAATCAACTGCGAGCTTACGCCCTGTCGTTCCACAGTCCGCTATCGGGCTGTGCTGCACGTACCGCCCTGTCCCGTTGATGATGATTTCACATCCGTCACTGGCTATTCCCCCGGCATGGGCTACCCCAAGCATGTAGTCTCGCACAGGCTTCTCGTCTGTACCATCCAACAACGGGATAGCGACGATAAGTTTCTTTATCTTCTCGTCGTCGGTAATGACCTGCGCTTTGATATCAAGCCCTCCGATGCCCGAATCGAACAGGTGCTTGCAGATGCGCTTGGCTATGGTATGCTCGTATGGCATACGGCATGTGGAACGGTCGGGGGAGGCGTACCCGAAGAAGATGCCTTGGTCACCCCAACCCGGAAGCCCTTGTGCGATGTCGGGCGACTGTTGGCTGATAAGCGTTGAAACATTGAGCATATCTCCGCAGATGGTGTTCTCTGCGCCCCATTTCTGCTGATACCTACGTGTGTACCCGATTTCGTTCACGGCTTCACGGACGAAGCCTGCAATATCCTGTGAGGAGAAATGGTGTTTGCTCGATACTTCTCCGCCAAGTGTTACTTGATGCCCTTTGATTTGAACCTCGACCGCATACCTTGTTTGTGGGTCGTGTTCGATGTATCGGTCTAACAGGTACTGTGAAATGTAATCCGCCACCTTGTCAGGATGTCCGAGTGATACGTACTCTGAAAATTTAATCATGGTCGTTACTGTTTGATTGTTAATTGCACAAAAGTAGCCAAAATGATTATAATATAATCACATTAAGGCAAAAAAGGGGCTTTTTCAGGGTTATTTAGCCCTAAAATCGCAGCTTTTATGAGATTTATGGTCGATAGCTTGTAAAGTTCGTCAGGCGTTGTCCTGAACACCCTCCAGCCCATGAGCGTGGCGGTGTTGTACTTCTCGATGTCACCAAGGAAGCCTTTCGGGGAGGTGTGCCGTCCGCCCGTCCATACTCCGCCCTCAACCTCTAACGCTATCTTATGCTCCGGGATGGCGTAATCAAACCTCCAACGCCGGGTAGGGTGGAACTTGTACTCCTTGACGCACTCAACCTTTAAGTCTGTCCGGCAGATTGTGGTAAATACGTCCCTTATTTGATACGAATTCCCCGTCTGTCGGCTTTTCTTTGTTTTCGTGTTAGGTTGCCTGTTCATTGTAAGAAAGTTTGAATTTGGGGCGCATTCAACGCCAAAACGACAGAACGGGGATTGCTCCCCGAACTGCCCTCTCGTGCGCTCCCGGTTGATACTCTAAAACGGCAGGTCGTCATCGTCCACAACCACCGCCGAGGTGTCTATGGGTTTTGGGCTTGCCTTAATCTCGTGCATACCTCCGAGGATGGGTGTACTGTTGCGCTCTTCCTCGGTCATTGCGTCGTACTGTTCTTTCGGGAGCGACACCTTGACGCAGTGTGTGTCGTTGTACCGGGCTTCCCTCATTTCGATAGCCGTCATATTCAGATAACAGCCCTTTTCGCCGAGGAACATTCCGCTGTCCTCTATCGGGATAATGAGGCAGCGTTTCACTGCGCCCGTCCGTCCTTTCAGGTCTTTCACAAACGCCCCCTTAACTTTCAGGAGGTCTGCCTTGATGCTGTAATTTGCCATTTTTTGTCGCTTTAATCGGTTGAAAATACGGTTTGTTAATAAAGGTTCGGAACATTTGCGTTCAACGGTTTACCGCCCTGTCAATGGGGTTTTCGCCTCCTTTTCGGGTTGCTCCGTACCCGGTGCCAATAGGGTTTCCGGGTGCAGGGTTTCTGTGCGTGAAGCCTCTCCCGGTAGGGTGGGTACGTGCGCCGTTTCCCCTTAGCCGGGTGTACCATAAACTCTTTAAGACGTTCCACCACGTTTGTTATCGCAAAGTCCTCCGCCATGTCCTTTTGCATTCGGGCTATTGCCTCCAAACATTCTTTTACGGCTTGTTTCAGCCTTTCGGAAGCCTGTTTTCGCTTGTTTTTCAAGTCACTGTCATTCATTACCCTGTTCTCCTATTTGGTTGTCCCGTTCCTCGTAGTCAATGAAAATATCCTCGACCGTCCCGGTTTCCGAGCGGTGGAAACGTATGCGGCTGATGAGTATGCCGCCCTGTTCAAACTGCTTGTTGGCGGCGGCAAGGAAGCTGCGGACTTCCTCAATGGTTATCTTGCGTTCCATATATTGTTACTACTTTATTTGTTTCTTTGCCCATTTTACACCCTTTTTGAAACCCTCGACAAAAGCGTCGGAACATACCCGCTGGAACTCTGGAGGGCATATTATCCGAGTTCTTTTAACCGGGCAGGTCGCACACGCTTGGCTTCGTCCGTTTGCCGTCTTTGCAGCTTTTGTTATTCCTCGCATGACTGTACCTCCTTTCTTCTAAACAAAACAATCATTTTCACTTATATTTTCGGAACATAATCGTTCAATCAATGTATCAAAACTACCATCGTGTCCGCATAAGGAACTTAAAGAACATTCATCACAAGGACAATAAACATAAGATGTGGCGATATGGTAAAGTTTTCCGTCTATTTCTATTCCTGTTAGTTTCATAATTCATCAAATTGTTTGTATAACTGATTGATTTTTATCTGATAATAATCTTTTATGGCTGCTTTGATGTCGCCTCCGGCTTCCTCGTTGAACTTGCAATATTTGCCCGGAGTAAAACCGCCGTCCATGTCGGGCGTTCTGTAATAAATTTCGTCCGTCTTTTCGACACGTTCGATGTAATCGTTAAATCGTTCAATCTTTGCCATTATATCTTTGGCTTTTTTGTATGTTTCTTTGTCCATTGCTTTATCGTTTTATCCAATTTTTAATCCTGTTAATGTATGTCGGCGGAACATAGTAGTTAAACTCGCCTCGTTCAATGGCATTTATTTCGCCCTGTACGGCTTTAATTTTCCTGTCCTGTTCATCCTTAGCGAAGTTGAAAAAGTCATTCTGTACGGGCGTATTTTGCAGTTTTTTCAACTTTGATTTCTTTGCCCGGAGTAGCGTCCTGCTCTTTTCCTCGATGTACTCCTGTCCCTGTTTCAAGGTCTGCGCACAGACTGTAAGCTCGACTTTCAGGCGTGGGTTGTTCACTTTGACAAGGGCAGCGAGATAGTCGAAATACCACCGCCATTGTTCGATAATCCACATCGGCAGTTTATTGCGGTAATAGATAACCTCCCAATCGTTACAGCCTTTGCGAATGGTTATCTTTACGCAGATTTGATTGTCTGTTCCCCATTTACCCATGTTGTAGCTGTTTTAGAAGTTTCTGTAATCCCCGTCCGTCCTGTATAGTCTTGCCCGTCGCCCAGCCGCTGTACGGGTAAAAGCACACCGGGTGTCCCTTATGGACGAACTTAATCATTTGGCTGTCCCTGTGGATGACCTCATAGCCCAATTCCTCGATACACTTTACCGCATACTCAATCCGGGTGGGTTCGAGGCGTTGCTGTCTTTCAATGTTTAATCGTGCCATAGTCCTTTGCTGTTTTATATGGTTAAAACGGGCATTCCTCATCGGTGGGCATCGGCAGATCGTCGTAACTATCCCAATCGAACTGTGCCGCTTCCGCTGCGTCCTGTAACCGTCGCTTTTCTTCTTCTATCAAGTGATTGCTATTATCCCAAACAGGCTCTTGTCCGTTGGTATAGGGCGTGTACCGCCCGTTGTTCAGGTTGTATTTGAACAGTGCCGTTCCGCACTCTCCGAGGTGTCTGAACTTCACCTTTTGCACGTGTACTTCAACCGTGTTTTCAAGACGGTTACGATGTACCACGATACCGAAGTCCGCTTTGTTGTTGAAATTAGCCGAGCCGCTGATGTCGTACAGCGTAGGGGCTTCAATTATTCCGTCCTTGTTCTTGGGCATCTTCGTCGGGTGCGCCATAAGGATTATCAGCACGTCATTCGTCTGTGCGAAGTTCGTTAGCTTGTCGAGCAGACGGGATATGTACTTTGTTTCGTTCTGTCCCTCGCTCTCGTCCTCCAGCCTGTTGTACGGGTCAATTACAAGTGCCTTTATGCCACGCCGCCGGACGAGGAACTTCGCCCGTTCAAGTATCGTGTCAAGCCTGTAATCGTTGTGGGGAGCGATAAAGAAGAAGTCCGTTTCGAGGTGTTCCTTGACCTGTTTGTACTCCCCGAAAGTGAGGTGCTGCTTGTCGAACTTCTTGCCTGTGAACTTCTCTATCAGCTTCGAGGCGTGGTAGGCGAGCGGAGCGTTTTCCGGGCTGAAATAAGCGAAACGCCACCCATAGCGCATATTCAGACGCTCGGCTATCTCGTCGATGAACTCCGACTTTCCGCTGCCCGGTATGCCTGTAACGACACAGAGGCGTTTCGTTTCAAAGGATAACAGGCGGTCGAAATTATCGTGTCCTATCGTCACGCCTTTCTGCATTCCGTACTCAAACAGAGCGTCAAGAGACTGCTCAAAATCCGACACAGTAAAGATGCCCTCTATCTTTATTTCGGGTGCGTTGGCGAGGCATTGCAACAGGCTGTCACGCCCATATTTCATCAGGTGTTCGTTGGCATCCTTGCAACCCTCCCCATATTCAAGAACTCGGCAGCGTTCCGCTCCGAAACGGCGTATCAGCTCGTCCCGGAGCATAACGCCCTTTGTGTCGGTGTCGGAGGCTATGAAAATCGTGTCCTTGTCGTCGAAATAGTCCTCTATGTAGTCGTCAAGGTAGTCGAGGTTGGCGTTTGCCCCGTTGGGTACGCTTACAACGTCGTGTCGTCCGCACTCATAGAACGACAGGGCATCCATTTCGCCCTCCGTGATGATGCACTCCTTGCAGCCTTTGATAGCGTCGATGTTGTACGGTAGGAGTTCCGCCCCCGACACGAGCTTGAAACACTTGTCGCCCGTTCGGTATTTCGTGTTCACGAGTTCCCCGTTGTGGTAGTAGTTGAACTGCACCGTGTTCGCCTGTCCGTTCTTCTGTGGCATCCACTCGCTGCCCTCCGTTATCTTCATAGCCTCGACCGTCGCCCGGCTTATCCCTCGCCCGGCGAACCATGCGAGAGCCTTGTCGGACAGCGTTGCGTTGCCTGTGTGCGTCGGTTTCTTGTACACGGGCTTCTGCCGCCGTATGGGTGCGTTGTTAAACCACGGCTGACGTTCCATCCACCTGCGCTTCTCCTGTTCGTCCGGCTCAAGCCCTGATGACCAGCCGCAGTAATGGCATTTCCAAACCCCTTTGTCAAGGTTAACGGAAAGGCTCTTATCCCTTTTGTCACGACGTGTATTATGGCATTGAGGACAGAATGTCTTAACATTGCCAGATGTTCGTCCATAAGGTATCTTTATTCCATAGTCAGCGTATGTTTTCATGAGTTGTCCTCCTCGTTTTCATAACGCCATTGATACCCTCCGGCACTTTTCCGTTGCCCCCGGCAACACTTTGTTATAGAGCTGCAAGCTATTCCTGTTTGCCTCATAGCTTCACGTGCGCAGGAAAATAAGTCTATCGGTAACCCGTTTTCTAATTGAAATACAGGTTTTGAACGTGGATTTTCAATTCCGAACTTACCTGTCATGGTTTTAGGATTTCCATTTCCTGTCTTGAATGTCGTTTTATGCAACCGTTCAAGAGTTATTGGATTCCGACTGTTTTCCTTGTGCGTGACCCAATGCAAATTTTCGACCCTGTTATCACTCTGAATGGTGTTAATGTGGTCGATACAGGGTTTATTATCAGGATTGGGGATAAACGCCTCCGCAACAAGCCTGTGTACGGGTCGTTTACGCATTAATCCGTTAGTCCATAATGCTACAACTGGATAGCCATACGATGTGTGCCAAGGCTTCAAAATCTGCCCTGTTTTATCGTTTCTTACACGCCCTTTTGTACTGACGCTGTAATTGCTGTTTGGTATATTTTTCCAATCTTCTTTCATAACAGAACCCATTTAGACGTTGCACTGTCCCAAGCGTGTTTGTCGCTCGGTCTTGGGGGTGCATCCTGCGGTATGGTCGCCTTGCCCGAGCCGTAGGTGCGTCGCCCTGTTTCACTGTCGATATATTCGCCGATCCCGAGGTTCGGGTTGTCCTGCGGCTTCTTGCCCCGTGAATTACGGTCGTTGTCGTAGTTGCCCTCCATGACCTTTATGCTGTTTCCGCTGTTGCCGAAAAGCCAGTCGAAAGTCGCCGTCCATTCATGGGTATTTTTGCCTTTCAGGAAGTCGCTCGCCTGTATGCGCTTGAAAATCTCCTCCGCCGTCTGCAACCACGCTTCGGGAGTCTTACCCCACTCGTCGCAGCGGCATTTGATTTTCTGCCTCCTCGCCTCGCTCAACTTCTGCACCTTGGGCAGAGAAACGCAGACAGAGTTCCACAGGTCGGCGATACCCTGATAAGGGTATTGTATATTCTTCTTTTCTCTATTTTCTTTTTGTTTACTCTCTTTTTCTCTATTATTGTTTACTATACTATGGGGGTTATCGCCGTGATAACTATCATTATCTGATGTTTCCGCTTCGTTATCCCCGTTTTTATATTGTTGTCGCCTGTTTATGAGGCGAGAGAGGCGTTCCCTGTCCCGTTTGCGTTTCTCCATGAGAGAGGCAAAACGACGTTGGTGAGCCTCGCTGTACAGGTGTTGGTCGTCGGTCATTTGGAGAAGCCCTACCTTGCAGCAGTAGTCCACGATTTCCTCCAAAAGCTCGACAGGCACGTCAAAGTCCGCTGCGAGCAGTTCCCGGTTCAATTCGTTGTAATCTATCTCAAAATACTCCCCGTCCGTGAGGGATTCAAGGATAAAGCACCACACGGCATACCCCGTATGCTGGAACTTGCGGCGCAGGGCTTTGACCTTTACGTCGTTCCGCATGTCAGCGTCATGGCTGAAATACTCTGCGTTGTTTTTTTGAGGTCGTGCCATAATCCGTTCAGTTAAAAGTTGCTATGATTGATTTCCGCAGTTTCTCGTTCCGGGCGTTCCACTCGAAAGCCCGTATCATCCACTGCCTGTATTGGAGCGGAATGTCGGCTATCCTGTTGCCCTTATACTTCCCGAAAGGCATTATCTCGATGGGAGCGTCAGCCCGTGCGTCGATAGCCTGTGTGTCCTCTCGTGTGTACTTCCCTATGTCGTGTATGGGTATGCCGGAGAGAAGCCGTCCTCCCGTTCCGAACATCCGCCACATCTTGCCCTGCTCGAACCTTATATCCTCGACACGCCCGAAACGGCTCACGTTGCCGCCGAGGTCAATAATCAGGGCATCCTCCTTGTCTTTGTCAATACGGGTCGCTCGCCCGATAATCTGATAGTACAGGGCTATGGAGGCGGTAGAGATACCGAGGACTATGCAATCTATCCCCGTGTAGTCAAAGCCCGTAGAAAGCACCCTAACGTTGAAAATAACCCGTATCTGCCCGGCTCTGAAACGGTCTATGATGTCCGCCCGTTCCCGTTTGTCCATGTCGCCGTATATCACGGCGGAGTTTTCATATTGGTTTGACAGGTCGATAGCGTCCTGTACGGAGGGAGCAAAGGCGAGTATATGTTTCCGTTCCGGGTGACGGTCGAGAGCGTCGATGATAGCCTGTGTGCCGCCGTTGGCTTCGTATGCCTGTTGTACGCTTTCCTCCGTGTATTCGGATTTTGAGGTGTTGAATACCAACAGGCTGTCGTCAAAGTCCGAAGCCTCGTACAACAGCTTGCTCCAATATCCGAGTTTTACCATTTCCGATACCTGACCGACGTGGATTATTTCCTTGAAAAAGTTACCTTTCTTGCTCCGAGAGGTCAGCATCACGAGCTTTGAGAACGTGCTGCCCTCCCTGTCCCGGTTCGTCTGCAACTTTACAGGCGTGGCGGTTATTCCGAGTACGTGCGTTATGCCGCTGTCTTTGAGGAAGCGTCCGAGCATACTGTCTGCCTCACGGGGGTAAAGGTGTGCCTCGTCGATGAGCATCTTCGTGAAGCCGTACCGCTTGAATTCAGCCCCAAGGTTCTTTATTGAGCCTATCGTGGCGTAGGTTATTTGTGCTATCTCCTTGCGCCCGAAACTCGCGCTGTAAATCCCGGCATTCGAGCCGAAATCTCCGCACAGGGTGCAATACTTCAAATAGTTCTGCTCCAACAACTCCTTTGAGGGTTGGAGGACTATCAGCTTGTCGTTGCTGTTCTTGGCTACGTATGCGGTCAGGATTGATTTGCCCCAAGCCGTGGGCAGGACAATGAGGCTCGGTTTCGGCTTCGCCTCCTGAAAGAACCTTATCGCCTTTTCGATGGGTTCGGCTTGGTTTTCCCTGAGTGTTATCATATCGCTGTTATAAGGAAAAGCCCCGTATTTAGGGCTAACCACGCATAACAGCTCGCGTCGGAACGCCTTTCGGCTGCTCCACCCATATACAAGGCTTTTATTTTCTATGTAGTTTATACTGTTCATCTTTCGGTTATTGCAAATATAAAACGATTATATTATAATCACTTCAAATCCATAGGAATTTTTAACCGAGCAGTTAATTCTTCCTTTGAAAACGGCTGTTTCGCTTCCAATACCCGGTGCAGTTTCATCGCTAACCGCTTCGTGTTGTACGTCTTGTTGTCCGTCCCTTTCATATTCTCACACATAAGCTCAATGTAGCGAAGAATGTCATCCCGTTGCTTGTTTGATATGATTATCATCGTTTCTTGTTTTAGGTGTTATTTTAACAGGAAACGCCGTGCGCCCTGTGTCGGTATCGTGAACTCTCTCGCAAGATCGGGGTGCGCAGCCTGAAAAGCCTTTGCGTCGAACTTGTTGCTCGGCTTCGGGGCTTTCCAAGTGGCGAGCGTCTGACCTCCATAGCTGATAGCCTCCGCATCTCCGAATGCGACCTTGATTTTTTCCTCCAAAGCCGTTTTCCTTTCCTCAAGCTCCGAAAGCTGGTCTTTCAGCCCTTTCAGGTCTTTGTACGCTTCAAACACTTCATCGTTAACCTCGACTATTTTCCCGTCCGTGTGGCGGTTGTATTTCAGCAGAACGTCCTGTACGGACTGCGCCGTCGGCTCTTGCTTTCCGATGATGTTGTCCGTCCAAAACCTTTCAACTTCCTCAACGAGCCATGCGTAAAAGTCCGGCACTAAGTCAAGGTCTTTATACCCAAACTCACGAGCGGAGCAAAGCCAAGCGAGGCTTCCCTGTTCAAGCTCCGCTACTCCGAGTTGGTATTGAACCTGACAGAACCAGTGCTTTGGCAGATCGTCCTCGTCAATCTTCATCTGCGTGGTCTTGCATTCCAATATACCCTTGTTGGAGTTGTTCTTTGTCATACCTGAAAGCCAATAGGTGCGGTCGGGGCTTACCTGAAGATAAGGGCGTTCCTTGTTGGCTATAATCCAATCCCCGGCGGAACGCTTGATTATTTCCCGTCCCGTTTCATCGTGCCAAAACATGGCTACGGCATCTTCGAGATAGTGTCCGGCTTTCATCGCAAAGGTTTCATTCTTTGCAGGGTCAAGCCCTAACTTGCGTCTCCATAGCTGATACGGGGTTTCCCACGGGTTCAGTCCTACGATTGTGGCAACTTCGCTGCTTCCTATACCGTTCTTGCGGTGTTCGAGCCATTCTTCCCGGCTCTTTGGTCTGATAATTACGTTATTCATTTCGCTTTGTTATTTTGATTAAAATTCGTTTTTACGGGGCTTTCTTTCCCCGGATAGAGTGTCATACCATACAGGCGGTTATCGGCGGCGTACAAGGTTGAAATCAGCCCAAAGGTCGATAAACTGCTTGCCGCAGTAAACCGCTAACGCTTCGTTTTTCAAGCAAAGGCGAGAGCCGACGTTCGTACGCGCATCCGAGGGGGCGTCAGCCGAGCGCGCATAGGCGAAGCCCGCATATCCTGTTTCATAATCGCCTGTGGATATGATGTGTCGGTCTTGCTTCTCCTGTTCGTCCATGTTGTTGATTTCGTCCTGTGTGTAGAGCCAAAACCAAGGATACCACCTTGCCTCATCTTCTGTAAACTTTGGTTCCCAACCCTCGTTTAAGGCGGCGCAAATTACCCTTAGTTGCAGATACGCTTCCAACTCGGGAGAAAAGTTCTCGCCTAAATGCCATTCTTTTACAAACGGGTGTTCCTCTCCGAGTTCCAACATTGCATCTACAAACGTCTTGATGCGCTCTGTTACGGGTCGATTGTCGGCTTTCTGTGCCGTTTCTGAACTTAACTCGGGGAAAAGTGCGAGAAGAAGTTTCTTTCCGCTCTCATCGGCTGTATTAAACGCAGCCTTTACGTTTTCAATTTTGATTTCCATAATGCTGTTACTTTTTGTTGGTTGATGATTTCTTGTTGTCTTTCTCTTCCTTGATTTCGCCCGTTTCAGTGTCAACGTTTGCCGGAACAGCAGGAGCTGCGCCCGTAGCCTGTGCCATAGCTGCTGCCGCTTTTTCCTGCGCTGTGGTCGCCTTTTTATTGGCTTCCTCCTGCGCCTTGGCTTCAATAGCTGGCTGTACGAATGTTTCCTGTACGGTGGTCGTTCCCTCCTTGATTGCATTCCATGTCGCCCGGAGTTCAAAGAGGCGTTCCTTGTCAATCTCCGCAACGGTCTTGATGCCGAGATATTGGCATATCATCGCTTCCGTAACCCCGGCTTTGGCGAAGTTCGCTAAACAGTTCTTACGGGCTGTTTCAACGTCGATAGCCTGTCCGAGAGCGACCTGTTTCACGTTGTTGATGATTTTCTTCGTTACCGCCTTGGGGATAACCGTCAGAACAGCGTTGCGGAATGCGATAGAGGCTGCGGCGTTCCCTGTCACAACCTGCATGTCCTCGCTGTACGTCTTGCCGTATTTGTTGGTTATGCGGCGTTTCACTTCCTTGCTCACGGCAAAGTTCGTTTCAAGGTCGTGGCAGATAGCCTGTGCCGTTATCATACGTCCGTCGTTGCCGATGATGCGTGTCTGAACACGGAGGTTGCCCCAAGCCCCGGCGATGATTTCCGCCATACGGACTGAAAGCCCCTCGATGATGTTGTCGTTTCCGTTTGCGTCCTTTCGCCGGAGGACATAGAAACAATCCTCTGCCGTCTCTTTATCCATTGTGGCGTATGTCGCTATCTTGTTAAGACAGGCGGCAAGGTCACGTGGGTACTGCTTGGCGGTGGCTATCTGAATGTCAACCTCCGCACGGTCAATTGCTTGCAGCATTTCAGCTTGCTTTACTTCGATGATTTCGTTATTCATTTTGATTTGAATTTATTTGCCCTCTGACTGGTTCGGGCGTTCCGTTATTTGTTTCTTGTTGAGTGAGTACCGGGCAAATGTCACGGGCTTGCCTGTCACCCGGTTAATCCCTGTTTCCATCGTCTTTACGATGTCAAGCCCCTCACGGCGCAGATCGCTTATTCTTGACGCAAGGCGATAACAGCCGAAGTCCCTTAACGCTTCAAGCCCGGTTATGCTGCCTCCCTCCAAGAGCCGCTGCCGTATGAGCTGGTTGTGTGTTGATGCTTGTTTCATATCCGTTGTCATTTGTGGGTTGCTACATAAGTGCTTGCCTTGCCCTGTATCTCTCCGTCCGTGAGGATTTTCGTGTCAAGCATCCACGCCTCCAACTCGGCTTTCTTGAAATACAGCTTGCGCTGCTTCTTGAAATGCGGTATCTTCTTTCCGCTTGTCAGTCGGTAGATGTGTCCGACGCTTAACCCCGTGAACAGGGCAGCTTCATCAATGTTCAGAACAGTTTTTGACCCTATCAGGGTAAGTTCCGCTATGTGGTCGAGCTTGTTGCTCAAATCCTGTAATGTCGTATCTGCCATATCCGCTCGTTTTTTAGATGTCGTCGCCCTCGTCCAATTCCTCCGGGAGATACCCGGCTCTGTGGAGTCGCTTCCCTACGTAGAAGCATATCAGGAGGCTTGCCATTGCTCCGGCTTTAATCAGAAAGAACTCGCCAAGCGGCATAGGGTCACGTGGGTCTTCCTCTCCGGCGAGGACGATAAACGAAAGGAAACCCCAAATGCCAAGCATCCATACTGCCGCCCACTGTACGGCTTTGCCCCGTTTTGCCTTATTCTTCTCCATAGTACAGTTCCGTTATTTGTCTGATTAGATTCTTGTACTTTATCATAAGCCTTATCAGTCGGTTGTTCTCTCCGTTCAACCGCTTGTTGGCAAGTTCGAGAGCCTTGATGTACCGCTCGTCCGATTTTCCGTTCCGGCACACCGTGATTTCAACGTCAGCCATCTCGGGCTGCAGGTCATCGTCAAAGCAGCTTATCGTGGTTTGACGCACCGTCTTACGGGATTTCTTTGTAGATGTTTCCCCGTTCTGTTGCTGTGCTTTCCGTTCCCAATACGCCTCGACGTATTTCTTGTTGTATTGGTATTTTAGCCTGTTCGCCTCCTTGCTTGCCATAGCTTACCCCTCCTGCATGTTTAGGCGTTCCTCAACCCGGCGGCGGATAACGTATATCGTGCCGATACTGTGGATGCCGTATTTTTTCATTAAGTGTTCTGCAACGAGTGTCTTGCTCTGTCCCTTGACGGACATAAGGTCGTTGTATTCGTTGTAGATTGCCAAGTCGCGAGCCTCTCGCTCCGTTTGGCAGGGTGTTTTGAATACTTTTGCTTCCATTCTTTCGCTTTTATTTTCAATTTTACTTATTGGTTTATTTCCGATTTCGGAAACTATTTCATAACTTTGTGCGGTTATAAAACCGTAACACGCTGCAAATATAAACAAAGTTTCGTTTTCATAAAAAGAAATCGAAATCAAATTGCTATTTTAACAATAATTAAAAGTGGAAATGACAGATATACAGCGCATTAAAAAGGTAATAAATTGGCTTATCTTCCAAGATGTAGCCGAGAACGAGCGAGATTTGTCGGAGAAGATGGGTTATACAAAGTCCTCATTTTCACAGATAACTAACGGAAAAGTGCCTTTGTCTGACAAGTTCGTGAAAAACCTTTGCTCGTTTGATGAAAATATAAACGAAGTTTGGGTAAAAGAGGGAACGGGAACGATGTTCAAGAATAACCCGAACAGTGAAAACGGAGTTACTATCCCGGAGAGTGCCTGGAACGTGATACAGAAACAGACCGAGAGCCTTGCCGCCCGTGACAGGCAGATTGACGAGCTTATCGGCATGCTGAAAGACCAGATTCAAGAGTACAAAAAAGCGGTTGCCCGGTTGGACGGCAATGCCGCCTCTGCCGCTGCCGTGTAG